TTATCGACGAAGTCCGCATCTCCAATGTTGCCCGGAGCGCCGCGTGGATTAAGGCGAGTTATAACTCAGGAAATAATTCTTTATTATCAATCGGTGCAGACGACGAACCAAGTGCTAGTGTAAGCCCTTCTTTTAGTCCGTCAATTTCAGAGTCGTCAAGTATATCGGCTTCGTTATCAGAATCTATTAGCCCATCTTTGAGTGAATCTGTTTCTTCTTCTATTTCTCCAAGCATTTCTCCTTCTTTATCTATTTCCATTTCACCTTCTTTATCTCCCTCATCTTCTCCTAGTATAGGATACCAAGAATATACAAAAGGAGATTATGTTGAATTGCCTGCCGGTGCGGATGATTTAACAAGTTCATACACCGAACAAAATTATATTGATGTTTCTTCAATTAATGATGTTTTTGTCGGTCAAGATACAAGTTATAACTACACAATACATCAATTTAAAGAATACTGTGGTAGTTCTGATATATGCACTTTAACTTGTGTTTGCAAAACTAATTTTTTACCATCTCTTTCTCCTGTTTATTTACAAATTTACAATAGAGATACATCTAGTTGGGAAACGGTCGCCACCAATAATACAGCAAATGTTAATACTTCTTTTACATTATCTGCTAATATTTTTGGGTTAAGTGATTATAAAGATGAAAACACTGTAATAGCTTGCAGGGTTTATCAACAAGGATAAAATGGCTACAATTATAGACAGTTATAGCGAATCAAATCAAAGTTCATCTTATTATTCTGATTCAAGTTCTAATACATTAGTCGGGCAATCGTTTGAAAATATAATTTCAGATGTTTTAGATATTTGTAAATTTTATCTTAAAAAAACAGGCAGTCCAACAGGAAATGCAACTGCTAAAATATATTCAGGGTCGTCTAATGTTTATAATTCATATCCAGATACTTTATTAGCAACATCCGATACTTTTGATGTTTCTACACTAACAACATCATATTCTTTAATACAATTTACTTTTTCTGGTGCTAATAAAATAACATTATCAAATGATACTTGGTATCATGTTGTTTTTTCTTTTTCAGGAGGAAATGTATCTAATTATGTTAATATTGGGTTTGATAACTCTTCTCCTTCTCATTCTGGTGTAAGTGGTTATGGTGTTGATTTGGCTCATTATAATATTAATTCTGGAGGTGATTTATGTTTTTATGTATATAACACAGCCACCCCAAGCACTTCTCCTTCGGTTAGTTCAAGCTCAAGTATTTCGGCATCTTTAAGTCCTTCAATTTCATCAAGCATATCATCAAGTTTAAGCGAATCAATTTCCCCAAGTTTATCAATATCCCAAAGTCCTTCTATTTCTGCTTCTGTTTCTGTCAGTGCAAGCCCATCGCAACCAGAAACAACCTCATTGTTAATAGATTATTGGAATGTTACTTTATTAGGAAGTATTAGTCCAAGCTTAAGTCCTTCAATTAGTCCTAGCTTAAGCAAATCAATAAGTCCTAGTATTTCGGAATCAATCAGTCCTTCAATATCTGAAAGTATATCTATTTCTGTTAGCCCGTCTATTTCTGAAAGTTCCAGTATTTCGGCAAGTATATCTCCAAGCTTAAGTGAATCAATTAGTCCTTCTATTTCTGAAAGCATATCTCCTTCGCTAAGTGTCTCTGTAAGCCCTTCTCTTAGTCCATCAATTTCTGTTTCAGTAAGCCCTTCTATTAGTGCATCTACTTCGGTTTCGGTAAGCCCTTCGGTTTCTCCTTCCGCAAGTCCGAGTCCTCCTCCTGCAAGGCTATTATATAAAGTTTATCAGGAAGATGGAACATTTGTTGAAACATTAAATGATGTTATTTCAGATATTTCTATTACTAAAGAAATAAACGGTGGCGATGGTCCATTTACAATCACTCTTGCGAGAAAGATTGATGATTTTGGTGAAGGAACCGATATTGATTTTAATTATAGAGTTAAAGTATATTTATTTGATAGTTTTAATCCGACTGGAAAATTAATAGCTAACGGATATATAATATCTTACGAACCTTATTTAAATGGCAATGAAGAAGGACTTACGATAACTTGCTTGTCGGCGATTTCTAAATTATCAAATGATTATTATAGATTAGGAACCTCAGCAGTTGCTTCTGAACTTGGTGTTGAATTAGCCGATATGAGAGCTGATGAAATGATGACATCGGTTGTTAATCATTATCGTTCCATTGAAACAAATTCAATGATTGGCGCTCCGAGCGGGCTAACACAAACGACAGATAATGCAGGAAACTTATTTGATTTTACTCTTAGATTATTTAATAAAAAACATCTTGAAGCATTAAAAGAAATTGCTAAATATTTTGCCAGATATAAATCCAATGGTTATTGGTTCTATTGGCGTATAAATACGGCAGGCAATCTTGAAGTTAAAAACATATCTCAAACGGCCACTCATAAATTTACTATTGGTAAAAATATTACCAGTATTAGTGGGCAAAAAACTATTGAAGGTCTTGTTAATAGAGTATATTTTTGGAATGAAAAAGGAACCACATCAAGTGAATATCTAAAATTAACTACAGACGATACTGATAGTCAAAATGAATATGATATTGTTTCAGAATATATAAATGATAGCTCAGTAACTAATGCAACCGCCGCTGGATTACTTTCCTCAGCAAGAGTCTATGACAATAAAGACCCAAAAGTAAAAATAAAAATTGAATTAAATAGTGATTATGATTTATCTTCAATAGAACCAGGTCAAACTTGCCAAATTTTTAATCTTAAAAACAATCCTTATAAATTAGGGGAAGATAAAGTTCTTTTCATACATTCTATTACTTATGAAGTAGATAAAGCTACTCTTGAAATAGCCGAAGCGGCCGATGATTTTACCGATATGGTAGAAGAAGAAAGAAATAGACTTACCGACGAACTTACTTGGTTTGGTTATATCTCGCAGGACATAACAGCGGCTCAGCTTGGCCCAGCCGATAGAACTTGGTCTACCGATATATCGTTCACCGCTTCAAGTGATGCCGATGCTTATCGCAAAATGACTTGGACGACAGGAAGCGTGTATTTGGCAACATCCGTTTCAAGTTCAGCGGGCAAAAGGGTCATCGCAGCGGGAAACACTGGGTTGATGTCGGCAGGTCAAGATTATTATATTTATCTTAATGAAGATACAATAAACATATCAGCAAGTGTTGATGTAACTGGAACTGGTGTTATTAAACAAGGAGAAGAATATCTTTATGATACTTCAAAATCTTGGACAACAAATCAATGGCAAGGATATATTGTCACTATCGGCGGGCAAACACGAGTTATTCGTTCAAATACAGCAACAGTTTTATCTCTTGAACAAAGTTGGACTATTGCAGATACTACTAATACTTACAATATAAGAAAATGGACTTTTGATGTTACCACCAGCAAATCGTCAGTCGCTTCCTCTTCTAATGTTATTTTTGGAACAACAAGGGCAACAGCAAATACAGCTTCCGAAGCAACTATTATTCCAACAAATTCCAGTAGCACAACAAATTATCTTTTAGATGGTTCTTCTAATATAACTTATCAATCTATTACAGCAGATAGAATAAAAACAAACGAATTGATAGTAGGAACCAATGTTGGAATAGGAACTGCTTTTCCTGCTACATCTGCTGGTGATTTGGCTTTTTTGGATGTTGTTGAAGCGGCTAAATTAGGAACTACTGTTATTCAAGGAGGTTATATAAAATCAAGTTTATTGACCGCCGATAATATAGTTACTGGAACATTAACAGGAAGAATCGTTAGAACTTCGGCAGGAGCAACAAGAGTAGAAATGAATATTACTGACAATTCTTTGGATGTTTATGAGGACGACGCTTTGCGAATAACATTAAGAAATGGTTCTATTGGATTTTTAAATTATTTAGAAATTGGGTCTGGTTCAATATTTGGTTTGGGTTCTTATCAACTTGGGTTTGATTTAGGAGGCGGAACTGATTATGTATTAAATAATAGTGGCTTCATACCCCAAACTTCTGGTTCATATGATTTGGGATCTTCATCTTTGAAATGGAATCAAATATATACAAATAACATAACATTAGGAGGAGTAAGTAGAAGTACTTGGCCGACTGGCGGGGCAAGTAACTTATCTGATATTACGATAGATGCAAACAAAGATTGGAATAATAAAAATATAACAAATTGTGCAGGTTTGAGTGTTTCAGCGTTAGTCGCAAGTGGAGCAACTGTTTCTACATTATTAAAAATCCCTGTCGGGACAAATTTATACTAGAATGATTGCAACAATAACTAACCATATATCTAAGGGAGTTCAGAATTTTAATGACACTTCTAAAAAATTCACTTGGTTTAAAAGTAATTTTAATATGCCTGTGCCTAATTATATGTATGATAATTCTCCGTTTGATAGATATTATGGCTGTTGGGATTATTTAACAGAGACAACATCGTATGATTTATCTGGATTTGTTCCGGGATATGAAATTTGTGTAGGGCATGCTATTTTTGATTTTGAAAATGATAGTGGTTCTGATTATAATTTAAATACAAACTTATATGTGAGATGGTGTCATACGGATTATTCTAATTTTAGTCCTGCAGTGTGGATATACAATGGTGTTAATGTGCAAAGAACTATATTGCCTGGATATTATTATGAATATTGGATTGGTGGGAATATTGGGTGTGCAGGATGGGAAATTTATACAAATTCTACTGAGAGATTTACTGCTTCTGCATCTGGAACGCCAAATATATCAGCAACAAATACAGATGTTACTTTTTCTAACGTACCAAGTACAACTCAACTAGATAGTTCAAAAGCTGGATATATATGGGTAGAAGGAAATAATCTATGTTATGTATGTGCAAATTTATGGAAACACACAATAGTGGGTTCACAAGTAAGCACATCTCCCGGTGTTAGTAAAGCAGGATATATTTGGATTGATACTTATAACGGTCTTCATTGGGTTGGTGCAAATGGGTACGACTATCAAGTGCCTTGGATAAAAAAACAATTTGCAAGTTATTATTATAATAGTGCAACGGGAGAAGTAAACGCAGGAACATCATACAAAGGATATATGTGGGTAGATAATGAATATGGATTGACACATGTAGCATATATCGGATATGATGGATATAAATATATAGTTGGTGGCGGGGTTAATCCATACGCTTAAAAATATGAAAGTAAAAATAATATCACAAAAAGAAGCAATTTCACTCGGTTTATCGTTAGATATAAACAACTCAATATATATAGGACGAAGTGCTCCTATTTATATATATGGCGTTGCTGGCAAACGGGATAACAAACTATTAAGTGGGGCAATAAAAAAACGACATTTTGATGTTGTAGATGAAGTGTTTAGAATAAATACATTAACAGGTAAACACGAAATTATAAAACAAACAAACGAGTATAAAGCATTAAAAAAGAAATTAAAAATAAACGAATATAAAAAATAATTATATAATCAAGAAACACTCTATTTAGAGTGTTTTTAAATAAGCAGGGTCGCCGATAATCGAAATCGGTTTTTTAGTTTTGGAGACCAAAAAGAACCCTGTTCACGACCCCTTTAACAATTTTTCAACAAAATTAACTTCTTTCTTTCCAATAAATTTTTCTAATCTTTTCCCTATTTGTTCACATTGCGGACAACAACCAAATTTACCGCATTGCTTGATGGTATATTCGTTCCAACATTCTTTATCTGCGTCATAATCAGTTTTCCAATAAAATCTCAAATACTCATATAAATGAATTGCGTCTGATTGAGAAAAAGATATTCTTTTCATAGTATAGATAAAAACATTAAAACTGCCCCGCAAAAAGCCCAGCCACTATTATATTTAAATCCGAAATACATACATACAACAAAAACTATTGCTTTAGCTATATTTATCATTTATTTTAATTTATGTTGTTTAGATATTTTTTTACTTCGTTTAAAGATTTCGTTTGCTGTTTTCTTCGTTTCTTTTTCGTTTCCGTAAAAAGTAATTTCCCATATGAAGTGCGCTAAAATATCCTGAAATTTATAATGATTAATAGTATCTTCCGAAATAGGAATATTAACTAATTCCCGCCATTTTCTAAACCCCAAAGAATATTTATTGGTAGCCATTGAATAATAATCGTCTTCTAACATTTCCCCAATGGGGTCTTTTTGTTTTAAAACATACTCGCCCATTTTAAAACATTTTATTTCAATATGTTCATTTTTATCTTTCGGGACTTGTTTTTTATACTTTTGTAAATCATAAAACAACGATTCGTAATTACTCTTATCGTCAGGATAATAATATTTAATCGCCCGCCGAACATCTACCCATTTCAATTTTTTAATAATATCTAATATTGTTATTTTCATTTTTTTTATTTAATTTTTATTTATGTGCCAAAGGAGAGATTCGGACTCTCATAGGTCTCCCCAGAAGATTCTAGGTCTTCCCCGTCTATCCAGTTGCGGCACTTTGGCTTTTATTGTATATTACCAAAAAAACAATTTTTTGGCAAACATTTGCATTTATATAAAAATATATCTTTTTTACTAGACAAAGGATCTTTAACTTTTTTTAATTTTTTTCCGCAATACGGACATTTTTTATCCATTTGTTTTTAATATTGAGTCTGCTACCAAAATTCCAGTAGCGGATGCTTTAACTATATCTCTACTCAATCCCGCCCCATCTCCAGCAACATATAGATTTTTTATGTTTGTTTCCATTTTTTCATCAACTATTATTTTTCTTGAGTAGTATTTAATTTCTGGGCAATATAAAAAAGTAGAATCCATTGCTACTCCTGGTATCAATTCATTTAATTTTTCCAGACCATCTATAATATCAGTTACGATTCTATGGGGCAGTGCCATTGATATGTTTCCTGGTGTAACATCTTCAAGCGTTGGATGAAATGTGCTTTTTTGTAATCTCCATTCATTAGAACGGCGACCTCGTTTTAAATCTCCAAATCTTTGGATTATTGGTTTCCCATTTCCTAATGTTGTAGCTAATGTTGCTATTGCTTTACCATAAAGCATTGTGTTTTGTAATGGTTCTGTTAATCTTGTTTTTACAACAAATGCAAAATTTGTATTTTCTGATTTTTTATTTCCATATGAATGACCGTTTGTTCCTATTACATTATCATATTTTTCTTTAACTACGAACCCTTGATGGTTCACACAGAATGTGCGTATGAAATCTTCAAATTTATCACTCCAGATATGAAACTTCGGATCTCTGTTTATATCTATTATCGGTTTCATTATACTAGCAGGAACTTCAACTCTAACACCAATATCAATAGGAGCAAATTCTGCATTTATTTGATATTTGTTAACTATTTCATTTACAAAATTTGCGCCAACTCTTCCTGGTGCAAAAATAACTTTTTTAGCAAAAATATTTTCATCTTTTAAAACAATTCCTTTACATTCGTTATTTTCAATTATTAAATCTGTTACTTCTGTGTTTGTAAAAATTTCAACATTTTTACTTCTGAGATATTCTGCAAATTTTTGAATTATTTTTGGCGTATTTTCACTTCCTAAATGTCTTTGTTTAATCTGAACATATTTTATTCCAAATGAGATTGCTTTACGATATAATTCATTTGTTTTTTCAGTATCTATTCCATGTAATTCTATTATTGCCCCAAATTTTAAAAATACATTATCTATATAATCTACTATTTTTTGAGATTCAACATCATTTTTTGTGTAATCATAAAGATTTCCACCGACTGCATCGGTTTTTAAATTTAAAATTCCATCAGACAGAAGACCCGCACCTCCGATTCCGCACATCATATTGCATGTGGAACAATTTAAACATTTTCCGTTATATTCGCTAACTGGGCAAGTTCGTTTATCAACCTCTCTTCCTTTTTCAAAAATTGCAATCTTTAAAGAAGGGTTAGATTCAATTAGTTTCAATGCAGAAAAAAGGCCGCTTGGTCCACACCCCACTATGACGATGTCTAAATTATTTTCCATTTAAATATTTTATAACTTTATTTGTTATTTTTTCAGTTAGTCCATCTTTCCAAGAAGTTTGAAACAATGGTTGTCCTTCTAACATATCACTATCGTCGTCTAATATAACATACTTTTCTACAAACTCATCGCAATTCATTAAATATTCTTTAATCTCCTCGCCTCTTATCTTTCCATTTAAATCAGGAGTTTCGCCAATCCATTCTAATCCTTTCTTTTTAAGATACTCTTTATTTTCGTCCCAAAATCGCCAGCAAGAAGATAAAACAATTTTAGCTCCTGTTTTTTTACATATTTTTTTAACTCTTTTTAACATTTTGTTATCAATTCCTAACAATCCTCCCCCTCCTTTTTTGTCATTTATTCTATCTTTAGTTGTTTTGCAATTAATAGTTCCGTCGCAATCCAAAAATATTAACTTCATAAATATTATTTAATTAATTCTTGTAAAATATAAACAGTGTTTTTAATATCATCAATCGCATTGTGAGGGATGCCGATAAATTTTTTATTTAAAGATTCAATAACTTTCTTTACTCCTCCTTTAACTTCCATATTTCTTTTAGCCATTTCCCAAATAGCAATACTTTTCAAACAAACAACTCGTCTACCGAATGGGTATGCTCTCCCAATTTTGTCATATTGTTTTCTCAAAAACGGCCAATCAAACCCCGACGGCCAGGATGCGATGAATTTATTTCTACCACAAAAATTTTCAAATAATTCTAACGCAGTATTTAAAGACAATCCTTCCGCCATCGTTTCTTCAGATATTTTATTAACTTCCATTGCTTTTGACTTTCTATACCAATTTAAAGGTTTAACATATTCATCAAATTCATCTATAATATTAAGTTGTTTATCAACCAAAACCGCCGAAATTTGAATAACTGAACTTATATCGAAATCCGTACCTGTGGTTTCAATATCTAAACAAATCATTTCTTTTGGTAAAATCATAAGTTTGTTGCGTCTCCTAATATCTTCCCGCAAATAGAACACTTAATATGTTTTATAGAATGGGTGCAGTTTTTTCGTTGTTCTTTTAATTTATTTAAATCCTTTTCCCATTTTTTATAATAAACAGTAGTCATATTTTCATCTTCTGGGTCTGGAAAAAATTTATCAATATAATATTTTTCAGTTTTTAAAATTAAGTCGGTAGAAAAAACTTCGGTCATTATTGTTTGTTTTTCATAAATCTTATAAAGTTCTTTTTTTGGTATTCTTAATTTTTTTAGGATATAGAGAACAGTGCTTAAATCATTATGAATACGGCGGCAAATTGCACCTAATGTAAATCCTTTTTTGTAATATTTTAAAACTTCATCTTTTTTTAATTCATAAATTTTCAAAAGTTCTTGTTCTCTTTTCTTTTTGTAGATATTCTTCATACTAAATAAGTCTTTTTAAGTTCTTCGGTTATTTTTTCGTACATTTCAGGATTTTCGGCAAGATATTTTTCGGAAGATTCCATTTTTCCACCTAACTTTAATTCGCCGTAGAATATGGAATTACCTTCTTTTTTAAGGATTTCTTTTTCGAGGCAAATGTTGATTAAGTCGCCTTCTTTATTGATCCCACGCCCAAATAAAACGTCTACATTAGAAGTCTTAAAAGGGGCGGCAAACTTATTTTTAACTACCTTAATTTTAATTTTATTCCCAACAGGAATATTATTTTTTGTTAATTTTGCGGATCTTCTCATATCGATTCTAATAGAAGCAAAATATTTTAAAGCATTTCCTCCTGGTGTAATCAATCCATCCCCATAGTTAGCAAAAGTTGAAATATTTTGCCTAAACTGATTTATAAAAACAATAGCCGCTTTTGAAGAATTAGATGTTATTTTTCTTAATGCTTGACCAAGAAGACGTGCCGTAATTCCTATGTGCGACTGCCCGACCTCTCCGTCAATCTCTGCTTGAGGAGTGAGAGCCGCAACAGAATCTAAAACTATTAATCCAATATCAGGGGATTTTGAAAAATCCTCCACTATTGCTAATGCTTCTTCTGCACTGTTTGGTTGAGAAAAAATTAATTTATTTAAATCAACACCCAAAGCCTCGGCATATGAGCTAGAAAGAGCATGTTCGACATCAACCATAACTGTTCCCATTCCTTTTTTTTGTGCTGTTGCAATTAACGAAAGGGCGAGAGTTGTTTTTGACCCTGACTCTGTACCAAAAATCTCAGTTATTCGGGAAAGAGGTACGCCGCCAATTCCCAAAGCCAGATTAAGAGATTCTGAAATAGTAGGAATAACTTCAATTCCTTTAACAATATCATCAAACCCCATATGAACACTTTCGCTTCCATAACGCTCTCTAAGATTTTTTATTATTTCTTTTATATTATCGTTTTTCATTATTTTTTATTTTTTTTTAACTTCCATCCTTTATACTTATTTATGTTTTTATCAATGCTTCCTCTTACTGAATTATATTTTATATTTTGACTTTCACAAAAAAGTCTAAGATTAAGAATATTTTTAAATATTTTTCCTTCTGGGTTTGTTAATTCATAAACATAATCAGTTGTGAAAAATTTAGCTGGTTTCAATAAATCATCATTTTTTATTCCTTTTAATATTCTATAATATATCGTATTTCGTGGCAAGTTAGCAATTTTAACTATTTCTGCAATAGTTAAAAAATTACCATTAAACATAACTCTATTATTTCTGCTTGTGTTATATTGTTGATCTTGTATCGTAATCCATCTACAGTTTTCAGGTTTATAATCACCCGTATTTTCGATTCGGTCTAAAGTTAATTTTTCCGTATATCCATTATTAGTCGCCCAATTATAAAAAGACATAAAATTATTAGACCAATCATCACATACATTAATTCCTTTTATTCCGTATCTTTTATAATATTTACATTTTTTATTTTGACATCTTTGTTTCATTCCTGCCCAAATTCTATGTAATCTTGTATTAGTTTTCCCGTGTTTGGTTTGATATTTAATAAGAAATTCTCTTTTTAAGCAACCGCAACTTTTAGTTTTACCACTTCTTAATGCGGATTGATTAATTATTTTTATATTGCCACAATCACATTTACACTTATAATATTGATTTTTATCTTTTTTTGGTAGTTTTTCTAATATTAATAATCTATTATATTTTTGTCCGACAAAATTCATTGCTTTAGCCATATCATTTTTTAAAAATTAAACGATCTACCCAAATAAATATATTAGCACCAATCAAATTTGCGACAATAGCTCCACACCATTGTGGAATGGTCGGCCAAGTCAAAGGGGCGTTTGTCATATAAGAAACAGTTAAAGCACTAAATATTGCCAATGTAGGAGTTGATAATTGCCAACGAATGTTATAAAGAAATAACTTAATTAAAAATTTATTCATATTGTTTATTAGTCCCAAATATCAGCATAATATTTAGCAAAAAGCATCAACCCTTTTTCTCTCTTCTTATCTAACCTATCCCATTTTCTTTTCCAATCTTTACCAAAATCCATTTTATCTAATTTTATATCAGCTTCAAATCCTTCTTTTATTTGCTTCATAATATTATTCCATTTTTTTTCAGAGAGTCTTGCCGGATAGCCGTTTTTATTCTTAATATACCAATCCATTATTTCTACCATCATTGGGCTTAATTGGCTGGAAACTCCCCAAAACATTCGGTCGTCGAATCCACGAAAAACTCTCTGGTAAGCCCAGACGATTTGATTACGACTATCTTTTATAAAGTTACTAATATCGTAAAATATATTTTCAGGCAATTCAATTAACTTTTTTAAATAATTCATACTTTATTACGTTCTGGACGAGGTAAAGAATTATAATTTTTCTTTACTTTACGCCATTCCGATTTAGTTGCTTGCGGTTTCTCTTTTTTAAGAAACTTTCTTAGTATCTTTACTTTTGTTTGTCTCATATTATTTTTCTTTTAATAAATATTGATTTGAAATTACTTTGAAAGAAAATCGTTCTCCTTTATATATTTCTTCTGTTTTAGTTCTAACTACAATTCCTTCTCTTTCTACATTTTCATTAAGAATACTTTTTCCTTCCGCAAAATTTAACATATAATCTAATGTCTGGGGCAACTGCCCGTTTTCTGTAATAACAGGAACTATTTCAAGATTCAATTCTTTGATAAAATTTCTAAAATCTATAAAATCTAAATACTTTTGATTTTTAATATCAAAAACATTAAAAAAATATACATTATGCCCTTTTAATTTTAAATTGTTTCCTTGAATACCTTCTCCAACTAATTCTCCTTGTATTGCGTATCCTTCTGGAAGTTTATTAATTAAATCATTTTCTTTAGCAAATTTCCATTGTGTAGTTTCTCCTTCTTTTAATTCTAAATTACGACTGCATATTCCAAATTGATTTTCATTTTTGAAAAAAGTCACTGAGCAACCATCAATTTTTTCTGTGATTACTATATTTCTTTCATTATTCAAAATATCAGGAATATTCTGTATTCTTTCTTCGTCCGTTTTAGGAATAAAATAAGGAAAGTTTCCTTTAAACAATCCAGTTAAATTAGCCGAAATCGGAGGTTCCCATTTGATAACTCCTAATTCGGCGGAAATGTCTTCTCCTATTTCTCCTTTTCTTCCCAAAAGACTAAGTGGCATAACCAATCCCTGCGATATTTGCTTACGAAGTTTAACAGTACGGAGTCTAATTCCTTCTTTTTCTATTCCATCAACTAACATTTTTTTAGATTTGTTTCCTTTCAATAAAAAATCATATTCAGGAATAACAGGAAGAAACGAATCTATTTCATAAAATAGAATCAATTCTCCTATTTTATATAATCCTTTTTGTACAACAACTTGCCACCCTTTTATTATAGCAAGTTCTATTTTGTCGGCTCCTTCTATCGGTTTGATATTGTCTATTTTTTGAATTGTGACTAATTTTCGTTCCATTGTTTTTTAAAGACTGGCTTCAACGTTACGCAACGCCGTTTCTCTTACCTCTGAAAGTCTATCAAATGAAAGGTGTCTTCAATATGTCAATGTATTTCTACATTTTAACCCATATATTTATCCCTCCAATCAACAGTTCGCAACTTTCAGAACCAGTCTTTTAACATATTAGTTATTATAATTTTTTATTAAATCATAAAGATTAGATAGTGTTTTAATAGGAATACCTTTTCCATTTTTATCAGTAACAGAATCTTTTTTAGCATCTCTTCCGAAATTTAAATCATAGCACCAGTAACCTATTTCATCGTGTTTATCATCCATTGCCGCACGAATTGCGTCAAGAAACAAACTCTCATATCTTCCAAGTGAAAAATACCCAAAATCAGGGTCAAATTTTCTAACTGCTGTATTAACATCACCTTCGTCTTTACGAAGTTGAATAAATTCCTGCATTAACTTAATAAATGTTGATTTTTCCATATAAATATATTAACATATTTTTAATCTAAAAACAAGTGGGCGAGAATGGACTCGAACCATTGCTCCTTCGCTTATAAGGCGAAAGCTTTAACCACTAAGCTACACGCCCTTGTTTATGGATTCTAAAAGAATACTTTCAATAAACTCAATTGGCATTTTTCTAATTTCAATATCAAAATAAACATCAAACTTTTTTGCTAATTGCTTTTTAAGAATTTTTATTTCTTTTTCTATCGCTTTAACATCGCTGGTATATTTCTTGTTTCTTTTAAATTTATTTATAAATGAAATCTTGCCACGAATTTTTGAAATAAGAAGACATTTCAAATCACAATTAAAACAATAATTACCGTATTTTTGAAATCTTTGCCAATTATTCTTTATTTTTTTACCACAAACGGCGCAATGGTCTTTTATTATATAATCTTTTTCTTTATAATTTTCTTTCATCTGCTATAAGCGTCTGCCGAGCTTTTTGTCCTAACGGTCAAGAGTATCCGGCTCCAAAGCGTAGAATTTGTTTATTTGTGCTACGGTATCAACGCATTATTTTACAATCTCAATTTTTCTTTGATCTTGATTAAATCGAACCCAAGTATAATATCTCCGTCTATATCAATTACTGGCACGGACATAGAATTACTCTTGTTAATCATTTCCTCCCTTCCTTTTTCATCAGTAGAAACATCAATATTTTCAAATTCAATATTTCTTTCTGTTAAATAGTTTTTAAGTTGCCCGCACACTGAACAATACGGAGTTGAATAAATCTTAATCATTTTAGTAAGTATAATTTACTGTTCCTTTTAAATCATTGCAAGGAGTGGCATATAATAAACCAAGCAAACTACAAGGATTGATTAAACAACTAAAATCTTCTTTATCTAATTGCACTTTCAAATCGGCAACGTCTTTTTCAACATTTTTAATTTCTTCTTTCAACTTTTCAATTTTACTTTCTTTTTCTGAAATAATAGAAAGCATTTGCTTGATTTTATCCTTTTTTTCTTCAAGTGCTTTTTTCTCTTCAATTTCTTTAATTTCTTTAACTATTTCTAATACTAACTTATTTTTATAATCTGTTTTATTCATATTTTTATGGACAATCGCTATCAAATGATGTATCTTCAATATTTTTTAAAATATTTTTTATATCTTCAGATACTTTTTCAATAGATTGATTGCCGTTTATTTTTACTATGTTATGTTGTTCTTTAAAATCATTTATTGCCCGCAAATAATTATTATATACTCTATTTAATATATTTTCGTTTTCGTATAATTCCAACGACTCTTTTTCTTTTTGTAATCTTTTTACACATTCTGTTACTGGTACATCAAGAAAAAATGTAATGTCTGGATTGATGAAAACATCAAATGAATTTTTTAACCAATTATAATCTGCACCAACCGAACCATATGCATAAGCGGACAATGAATATCTATCACAAATAACATCAATTCCTTTTTTTAAATTAGGTAATATCTCTTTATTTATGGTGTTTATTCCATCCGCAAGATATAATGCTTGCAGACACCCACCATTACATTCCCATTCTTTTCTTAATCTACTTCTAATCAGCCCGCCAATTAAAGTTTGACTTGGTTGAGTAACTACAATATGTTTTCTTCCTATATTTTTAAAAAAAGAAGATAGTAGTTTTATAGTGGAAGTCTTGCCACTACCATCAAGTCCTTCCATAACTAAAAAAGTTCCTTTCATATTTCTATATTAAACGTTCCTTTGTTTAGTTCGCAAGTAAATCCACCATAATCTCCATATGTGTCCTCGGCGTTTTCCGTACAAGTGACCCAAGGAAGTTGAGGAGCGTATGGAGTATCTTTTAAATAAATAGGACATTCCCAATTATCTATGATAGTATTTTTTTCTAATAAAAAATCTTTCCATTCTTTTTTAGGAAATATTTTATCAAGTGCAATAATTAAATCATTAAGTTTAATACTTTCTTCTATTTTTATTGATTTTTGACTATTTGCAATATTTAATTGAATTTTCATATCAGCGATTATCTCCCGAACCATGAAGAACATTTCTTTTCTGGCGAGATTTTAACTTATCAATATTTTTAGTAGCAATATTATCTAATTTTAAACCTAACTCAATTCCTAAATTAGCAATATACCATAAAATATCTCCAAGTTCTTTTTCTAATTCGACCTTTTGTTCTTTTGAAATCGTGCCGTCGCCATCTCGAATAATCTTTTTAATCTTTTCAGCAACTTCTCCCGATTCTCCACACAATCCCAAAACAGGATAAATGTAATTTTTACCCTTATCTTTATAAATTGCAGTTTTTCTTGCTTCTTTTTGATATGTTTTAAAATCCATATTATTCTATATTAATCTATAATTATTTTACACTTTTTAATTTTAGGTTCGTCAATATCAAATTTTAAAAACTCTTCTTTCTCTCGCCTTGCTTCGTTTCTGGTATTACAAATTTGAAATTCTAAACTATTTTCTGTTGTTTGCGCATAAACTATCCAAGCAGGTATTGTTATTTTTTTCATAGTTTTATTTAGACGCTCTAATCTGCGTCCAGCGGAATTGAAACTTTCTATTAATAGCTTTGAGAAATAATATACTCGCCACCGCTTTTAATTAAATTACAATTTTAGAATATCTTTCAGAGTTTATAACATCCATCATTGTTTGATAGGGTGTTTTATTTTCGACTACAAGCTTAAATATCACTGGCGAAAAGCCTGAAACTAACGTAACTCCAATTTCGTCTTTTTGAACTGGAAGATTTTTTCCACTACCATTTACTTGCCAAAATACGATATTAGGAATTTTATAACCTGAATTAAGATATTTAGCTTTTATTACTTCATAATTAGTCGTTCCTTCCGCACAACTATCAAATTCCATATCTGAAATAATATAAATAGTTTCGGGCATTTCTTCTATTGGTGTGTTGTTTGCTAATGCAGTATTTAATATCAAATTAAATACAGCTTGAATATTAGTATTGGCAACATCTCCCAATTCAATACTATTCATTTTATCCAGTAAATTTTTTCCTTCTATTTTATGAAGTTTAGGAACGGCTGAAAAACTAATAAAATAATCTTTAAATTGCCCTTTATTTCTTTCGGCAAAATATAATGCCAGCGACACGGAAACCGACATTGGGTCGCCACACATAGAACCAGAAGTATCTGCTACAACTAAAGCATTTTTTCCTTGTGTATAATCAGGCAATTGATTCCACAATGCTTCCAATGTTTTTGAATAGTCAGTCTTAGCTGATTTATAAATTTGATAAGGGTATAAAGTGCTTGCATTGATTTTAACTTCTCCTTTTTCTGCTTTTTCAATGAAAGAAGTATATCTATCCTCATCGTGCCGTTTAAAAGCATTTTTATAAATCCTTGACGCTTGACTCGGAACAGTGGAATAATTAATGTCATTCCATTTTTGTGCGGACATTTGCTCCTCAACTGTTTTTATTTGCTTTCTAATTTTTCTAATCAGTTTACGATAAGCAATTTCATTCATTCCCAGCTTTTGCGCCATAAAACGAGCTTTTGCTCTCGTAGTCGGGCTGGAAGCGTTGATTGTAGGAATCCATTTTGCTAAAAGAGAAGGAGTTTTTGAATCTTCGTCTTTCTTCAATTGTTCTTTGATAATTTCAAAACATTTTACATTATCAAAAAACATATCATCAAATCGTCCGTACTCAGAAACATATTCAACAATTTTTTCAAAAATTTCTGGATAATCTGTTCCTAACCATTCTAAACAAACACGAAATAATTCTCTTTCTCCATTTCCGCCTCTGATGTCACGCGAATTGAACAATAACTTGATAGCTTTTAATCTATCTTCAGAAAATGCTTTTTTAAATAAATTAAGAGCTTCAACTGTTTTTCCTCTCATAGCACTCGATTGAGAAAAGAAATCCAAAAGAGCAGACCCAGAGCGTTCAAAAGTTAAAGCACCATTTTCGGTTAATCCATAAGATGTTTGTTTATACAAAGCATTTATGAGTTTATTAGGAGAAGGTGTTTGTTTAATTGTTTTTACTACTGGTTTTATTGTTTTAATATGTTGCATATTTTTACACGACTCATTGAATAAATATAGCCAATTTATAATTTTATTGCTGTTAGAGCCGTTTTGATTATTTTAGACAAGACGCATTAAACGTGAAAATTTTAATAGAATTTTTGTTTTTTGATTGCTGTGAGCGTCTTAATTTTTAAGTTTCACGATTCGTTTTGTTTTTTCACCAAAGAAAATTTAATTGCTGTTAGAATCGTACTTACATACTATCATATTATACTATATTTGTCAAGCTAATTCTTAAATCCCATTCTTTGCAATTCTTTTAGTGTAATATATCTCTTAACTGCGTTTTTCAAGGCAAGTCTGTTATTGCTATTAACAATATAAGTTGTCTTTTCGGCGGGCACTTCTACTGCAAAATCAAGAGGAGAAAGAGGAAACTTATCCTTAAACATTTCTTTCAGTTCCTTCTTGTTCTTAAATACAAAACTAAGTGCCTTTTTATCGGTTCTCTTAAACTTATTAGGATTCAATTCTTTTACTAACTTTTGGGAATACATATTTTTATTTTATTTATTTTTAATTGTTTCTAAGTAATTTTCAACCTTTGTTAAACATTTTTCACATATATCGACTTGTATATTTACTAATTCTTGTTCAGTGCTTAATTGAGGTAATTCTTTTAACATTCCATTAGATGGTCGCTGAAAAGTATTTAACTTAGACATCATCTTTTTAATATCTAATAAAGCGATTGCGTTAAGAGTATTTGGGTCAATATTTGCTCCACAAATATCACAAGTGATTGTTAAATTAGTTACTCGCATCTTTTTCTTCTTTTATTTCTGGTTTTTTTACATCTTTCAATGCTCCTGCTTTAATTTCAGCTTCAATATATCTTTCCGCCTGCGAAACGGCTAATTCCATTGAAGTATCAGGAAAATGATAAAACTTTCCATTCTTATCCTCAATCCATAATTTTCTCATTGGTTGTTCAGTTTTTGAACCATTGATTAAAGTCCAAAAGTGATAAGGGCATTTTAAAACTTTCTTAATATACAGAATACGGTCGTTTAAAATTTCTTCTTGTTTTGTGTAGTTCATTTTTTTATTTTTTATACATTTTTTCTATTACTTTTAACATTGGCATACTTTCAAACAATTTAATTTCTGATAAAATAACATCAAATGAATTTTCAAATTTTTCAATATGTTTTTTACCATTTAGTTTAAATTCAATAATAATTTTTGTTTGTTTTGTTTTTGTTTTTTCTCCTTTATCTAATCTATCTCTTAGTTCATTGATTATAATAATAGGCAAATCATTATTAATTATTTCAGAAAGCTCGCGCAATCTTTTAAATAAGTCATTTATTACTATTTTCTTACTTTCGTCTATTTTTACCAAAGATTGAGTAAATATATCGTCTATATATACTTTATATTTAATATATCCTTCTTTTTTCATATTTTTATATATTTTATTATATTAAGTATAGCATACTTTTATTTATTTTGCAAGTCTTTGATAGTGTTTTCTAATAATTCTATTATTAGTTGATGAGTTTTTAGTACAACAGAAATTTGTTTAATACTTTCTTTAATTTTTTCAATTTCTTCTGCGTTTTTATCATTCATATTTTTGATTTATAATAGTTTATTTTATCAATAAAATCTTGTTCTGCCCACTTTTTCTTATTATCTAACATATCAAATATTTTATCAACTTCTTCCTGACCATATTTTTCAATCATTTTTCTATAAAACATTGCTCCGTAGCCACCCAAGTTAATATTGCAAAAGTAACAACAACTGGCTAAATTTTTTTCGTAAAAACGCAATTCGTCGCCACATATTTTTGAAGGGAGAAAATGCCCGCAATGCCAACTTTTTCTATTTTTTATTTCTTTACCGCATACAAAACATTTCGGGCCATCTCTATTTTTAACATAAGAAGAGCATACTTTCCATAACTCTTTTTTAAGTTTTTTTAATCTTTTATTTTTGTTCATTTAAGAAATCTCTTATATCTTTTCCGTCTACATCTAAACCAGTAGAATCCCAACCTGCTACTTTTTCGGTTGCGAATAATTCTATGCGTGGCAAATCGCCCATTAACTTTACAATTCTATCTCTAACTTCTTCTGGTTTTCTTGAATGTTCTCTGCGATGAGCTAAAACTACTTGTTTAACATTTTTTTCAACTCTTTTAGGATGCCCTTTTTTTGCGAATAAACATAATTCTATATTGCCATTACTCCAATGGCCGAGTCCCGAATATAAAGAATCGTTTTTAGGGTTTTGCTTAACCCAACAAAATGCACAGCAAGTATATTTAAATCCCCATCTTTTTATAGTTTCTAATGCTTCCTCCAACTTAGGCATAGTCGCCCAAAAAAATAAACCACAATCTTTTTCTGCAATATTTTCTACTGGTAAAGAATAAATTTCTTCATCCGTCATTGTTTTATAAGTGATTCCTCCCATTCTTGGGTCATTGTTTTTTTCGTCACGATAACGCCAAGGTGCATCTGCTAAAATTATATTATATTTTTTCATAATATTGTTTAAATTTTTTAATAAACTCACGATCTTCTTTTGTAAGTTTATAATTTTGTTCCATTAAATAATCGTATGTTTTTTTTAATAGTTGTTTTCTAACTTCAAATTGCGAAAGTAGTCCATTGTTTAGATGACATTGAAAGTTGTTTATTGGTGCTACATTCAACGGACTGTTTGAACAACGACCCATTATATGATGCAACGCCGAAACGTGATTTAATCCGCACCACCAGCATTTTTGATTCCAGAAGAAAAGTTCCTTTGTTTTATCTGTAAAATTATTTTTCATTTTTAATAGTCTAACAACAATAAAGAATCTTTTTTAACCTCGGTTATAAATGACAATTTTGTAACAAAAATTGGATTAGTCGGTTTTACGATAACATGAAATCCAGATTTTGTTTTATAATGATGAACTATTTCAACATCTAAATTTTCTATTTCATCTAACGCTTCGCTAATATTGTCGTCATTAAGCGTATCACAATCCAATAAAAAATAATTATCTTTTCTACTGCTTGGTTTCATTAAAGCACTTATCCATCTGTCTTTTATTCTTAAATAGAAATCGTTTTTATTAACTTCGTCATAATAGTCGGCTTCTAACTGGCATCTTTTTAACTCTCTTATTCCCTTGTTAATATCACGGCTATTTACACAAGAATAAAGGCGAAGTTTATCATTTTTACAATATTCTTTCATTTCTAATAAAAGTTTTGTTCCTTTTAGAAATTCTTCCTTATTAGTAGTGACTATTTTTTTATAAAAATCATTATCAGAACGAACAGCTCCGTCTCTACGTCTGAGAATAAGCATTTGCACACGGCAACCGTCCATAAAATTACCAAACGTATTTTCTATTTCTGATAATGTTTTCATATTAATTAAATTAATACTAACTGCTTTTTTGTCAACTTCTTAGCTTCTCTTTGTTTCTTTTTTTCTTCTAACAATAATTTCTTTTCTTCGGCAATTTTCTTTTTTGCTTTTATTCTTTCTTCTTTTTCTATAGTTAAAATGTCGTGCTCGCGCCAGTTTCCGTCCGGCCAAATCGCTTCCAAAATTCTTTGCATTGGCGAAAATATCTGGACAACCCAATAGTATTTTCTATCCCATACTCCTTTATATTCATCTAATACAACACCTTCTTTCTTTCCCGACCCATCTGTAATTATATATGAAATTAAAGTTCCCCATGTATTCCTTCCAGCCTTCGTTTCCAAAAGTTTATTCTGTTTAATAAGTTTTTCGGCCAGCAAAACGTGGATAGGTTTAGATTTATAATCAGCAATAGGTTTTGAAATTTTTATAGAAATTGCTAAATCTTCTGGCAGGATTTCTTCATTCAAAACAAATTGTTTTAAATCTGTTATCCATTTTTTCATATAATTCTCGTCTTTATCTTCTTTGAGAATTAAATTAAGCATTTCATTTATGTGACGGCGGGCAAATTCAATAGTTGTCTTTCTAACAGTTTCCAATCCTTTAATCATCACTTGGTCGGTTTCTTTTCTATCTAACATAATCAAATGCCCCGCGTATCTTTTTTTATCAACCATTGCGAATTTTCGGAATGTTTTTTCGTATTGAAGTAATTGAAAATATTCAATCGGCTTATATGTTTTTTTAATATATTTTTCAAGTTTCTCATTTACTTCTTCAATAATTTTAGATATATCTTTATCGTTTCCTATTGATAAAAATTGGGAATCTGTATCAGAATATAATACTTCGTACCCCATTTTGCTAACTATCGCTATGCTGGTACGATTTATATATTGACCAGTGGTAGTAATTGCTTCGGCAACAGCAGGATTAAAATATCTTGTCTTTTTATCTGCTAAAATTCCGTAGAGGCTGTTCGCCAGAATCTTGATTGCTTCTTGACTTGCTTTAAAATTCTTGTATTCTGGCGTTCCATCTTTTGCTTCTTTTTGTAATTTTTTATATTCTTTTCTTTCATCAAGCAATTTTTTCAATAAACCAGCTAAAAGGCTTGGCGATTTTTTTCTAAAAAATTGATTATTTGCGGTCTGAATATATTTTTTATCAGGATTATGTTTTTTGTTTTCTTTTTTAAGAAAATCATCCCATTCTTTAAAATCAACTTCTTCTATCTTTCGTTCTCCAAGCCATTCGTTAAATTCATTTTTACATTGTTCGGATATTTCCTTAACTAATGTATCTTCTCCTATGTTAAAAGTAATAATTGTTGATGGGTACAAACTACGAAAATCCCAAACTCTAACATTATCATATAACCCTAACTTTGGTGTCATTACAAAACCACCTCTAATTGAAATTTTCTCTTCCTCGTCATCTTCTACTACGTCTTCTTTATTTTTCCATTCAGGGCGGGATTTAAAATAAATATTTTCCTTTTTGGCGGTTCTTAGAATATAATTATCCAAAAGCTCGCTGACATAAAACTGATTTAAAAACGTGCCAGTCCAAGAACATTCTTTAATCATTAAATCAACGATACCAAGTTTTTCATTTAACTTCTGTAATAAAATAGTATCTTGCTTATTATATTCTTCAAACTTTTCAGGGTTGTTTTTATATAAATCAATAATACTTTCAGTATGTGCTACTTTAGTTTGTCCTATAAAAAATTTACAAACATCATTTAAACTAAACCCTGCCAGTCCGATTGTCGTCATATTGGAGCCATACATTCTAATCGCCTGTTGCATCATATCAATGTGCATAAATTGCCGCCAAAAGATTGACTTATGCAAAGGAACGTCACTTTTAGTTGTTATTTCAAGTTGTTCAATCCGGCTAACAATATATGGCATATCAAATAATTTTCCATTCCAAGAAGCCACGACATCATATTTTATAAACTCTTTAATAAGATTTTTAATTAACTCTGTTTCAGCGTTAGAATCTCCATAAGTTTCTAATCTTTGAAATTTAGTTTTCCCAGTGTTATCACAAATAGCCCACGATAATATCTGGTCACGCCCAATTGAAATGCCAGGGTTAGAGTCGTCAGTTTCAATATCAAAAAATCCAATTTTTAAATTATCTTCTATTTCAATGGAATTATCAACCATATATCTTTTAGTTAAAGATAGGTCGGATTCCCTAATATCTGATTTATAAGATTTTAATTTTTCCAATAAATACTTTACTTGATTAAAATACTTATCACCAATACAATATATTTTCAAAAACGGCGAGCAACTTTCTGTTGAAATAATAACATTCTTATCTTCATAAAACTTTAAAGTTTGTTTTACTTCGGGTCTATTTAATTCGTTTTCGTGTATATAAAAATACCAAGCAAAATCATTGATATGATGTATCTTTTTTTTACCTTCCGAATCACGATATAGTAAGTTTATTGTTGACTCGTTGTAATTGTTCCACGCAAATATCGGTTTTAATTTCTGCATTATGCTTGTTAATAATATCTAAAATAGTCGCACCATTTATAAAGTAATAGTATTTTTCTTTTCTTTTAGCATCTGGTTTTAAATTCTTGCGCCGAATAACTCTAACTTTATAAGTTTCATTATAATTATTTTCAATATCTTTATGTATCAATCTTTTTAAATATTCATAATTGGAATACCAGTTTAAAAATTTATAAGTTTGCCGAATTGAATAATCCTTAGTAGGACTCGGAACCGCAGAGTTTTCCATTTTGTTTAATAAAAATATTAAGGAGTATAAACCCACACCTGATAAGGCGATTTTTTAGTATATGAAACATAATATTCAGATTCTTCCATTGATAGTTCTTCTTTCTCTTTTTCTGTGGCGATAAATACAAACCCTATTCCAACATTTTCAATAGACATTTCTTCAAGTTCTGAACATTCACCACGATCTTCTCGCACTAACTGACGAAATTTTCGATATGCTCCAATTTTAGTTTTACAATTTACCGCCATATCTCCTTCTTCTCCAAGATATTGCGGTTCTTTAAGTTCTTTCATTGCTTCTTGAATAGTCATATTATTTTTGTTCATTTTCCCAACTATTTAAAATTGAAATAGCAAAGGAAAGTCCTTTAATTGTTAATTCTTTACTTGACTGATTGGAATTAAGATAGCCGTTTTTTACGAGTTCAATTTTAAGGTTCTTTTTAAGTTCTTCTTTTGTTTTTCCTGATATATTTGATATATTAGATATTTTAGCATACATTTGTTTGTTTAGCCGTTGCCGTGCCAAATCGTCTGTTTCAGAACTTAACTTTTTTAAAGTTTCAACGTCGCCACGATAAACAACAATCAAAAGTGGGTCATTCATATTAAACTTTTGACCCATTGCAAGAACATTTTGTTTTTGTGTTTCGTCCGCCGCAAGCGTGATTTTATACGATTTAGATGATAAAACCGTATTTATTCCATAAAAAGTTCCAGTAAAAATGATTGCGTCCTCGTTATTGCTGTCCATAAATAGTTAAAATATCAAATAAAATAGCAAATATAAAACACCATTTACTAAACTTTCTTTTTTCAGAAAACAAAACTATCGTCAAATAAAACAAAGTTGTATAAGTCATATTTTTTTATTTATATTTAACTATATTTAATTATACTATGTTTTATTTTTAAATGTCAAGCTTATCTTTATGTGTTAGATGCCAGCCATCGCAACTATCACAATGATATAGTCTTAAACATCCATTTCCTTGCTTTTTAAGGATATTTAACGCTGTTTCTGCCCCTTTTTTATCATAAATATACTTCCCTTTACATTTTTGCCGAAACAGAATCTTCCTGTCTGTTTTTTTCACGTTTTTCGCCTTGCTTTCTTTGTTTTTCAGATTTCCCCCATTGTCTATCATTCCAGTTATCGGATAGGAAAATCGGGCAATTAGCACGGCGTTCTTTATTAGAAAGAAGTTTTCTGGCTAACTTGACCTTTTGTTTATGTGTGAATTTCATATTTTTATTTTTGCATAGGCAACGCCTTTCTCGTTGCACGCCGAAATTCGTTGTTACTTAGGCACGTCTGCCACACGTTATTTACGGATGGACACTTCTAATCCTACCGATTTCGACAAACTTGCTTATTTCAATCAGCAATGTTTGCGTCTATACTTTCGCCACTATGCAATTCGTTGTTTAGAACGGAGTGTCCTCGTCTTCTTCATCGGCGGGAACATCCTCTACTACTTCGGGAGTTTTAACTGTAGTTTCTTCTTTGTTTAATTCCACAGTCGGCACGTCATCTTGTTTTTGAATAGGTGTAGTAGCAACTTCAAGTTTAGATTTAAAATGTTCGGCAACTTCGTCCAATGTGTTAAGTTTAGGTGCTTTCTTTCCTACATACTGAATTGAAGCAAATTGAATTGCCAACTGATAAGCCAAGAAAGTATTGTTTTGCGGTTGCGTGGCAGGTTTTGAATAATTAGAATATCCTCCTGTTGCTTTCTTACTTTCAGAAATAGGTTTCTTTGCGTTCAAAAATTCTCGCTTGCCGTCTTTACTAAATCCCTTAACAATTTCTTCAACATCATAACTTCCTCCTTCAACCCAACCTTCCGCCCACGTTCCAGCGGCTGAAATAGTTCTTCCCTTAACATCTTGAATTGTAGTATTAGTGAACGGGCCAGACGAACCTTGGATTACTTTCCTACCTACTAACTTTTTAACTGTAATTGTTTCCATTTGTTTTAATTATTATTTTTATTAATTCCTGCTTCTTCGCTTCGCCAATATACGACAGCTCCGCAGGCTCTACGGGCGACAACCGCCCTGACGAATAATATTTATTTTTTTAAATTTAAATATTCTTCCATCTTGTGACATTCGCAATATGGCGGATGCCATTTATTTGTTGGTCTATCAAATTCTCCTGCATTAATTTTGTCTAATGTATATTCAACTTCTTCCCAACAACACGCTAAATCTACTAATGTTGGTCGCTGGATAAGAACTTGATGATTTTGAGCACCGACCTTTGGTATCTTTTTTAACAATATAACATAAACAGTTTCTTCTGGCAAGTATTCAAATTCTGTGTAAAACCATAGATTATATAGCAGAGTTTGGATTTTAAATGCCAAGTCATCTTCTTTCCATTTGTTTTTAGCCGTTTTAAATTCTGCTATTCTTGGTAATTGCCCTTCTTTAACAATTATTTTGTTTCCAATTTTCTCTACGCCCGCCAGCCTGTCAATAATACCAAACATCGGCAAAGATGACATTTCTCCCGTTAAAGGATTCATTAACTTTCCTTTTACCCATACTTCCGATTCGCCGTCGTTTAAATTATAAAGATTGTTTAATGTCGGGTGGACTGTTAAATAATGTTTTAACATCGCCTTACCCATTTTTACATAATCATCATAATCTTTCTTTTCGTCGTCCATCATTTTCTCCTTATCAAATTTTTCTAAGAACATTTTCCAAATGTCTTTCTGGTCGTCTTTTCCTGATTTGTAATTATGATACATTCCTTCAAGAGCGAAATGGATAGCCGAACCGAATAAGAAGTGTATCTGCTTGGTAGGAATTTTTATTTTTAGAATATATTTTAGGAAAAATAAACGAGGGCACGACGCGTAATCTATTAATGCCGAAGGTGAAAAATGGTCTAACTTTTGATTGCTCATATGTTGTTTTCAAATAAATTTGTTTCTTTAATATAATCTTTTTTAAATCTATGATAATCTAAATGTTCTTTTGTTGTTTTGAATAAATAAAGATTTTCTGGTCTGTCGTCTAATGGATTTTCGTTAATATGATGTATTATTTCTCCTTTTATTAGTTTTCTTTTTAAACATTGTTCAGCAATATATCTATATCTTATTACATGCTTTCCATTTATTGTTATCATCCATCTACCATCTTTCATTTGATAACCACTATCTTTCTTTTTTCTACTATATTTTGTATTTCCTTTTTCAAACCCAAATTTTTTTGTTTGGTATGCTATTTTTATTCCTTTGCTTATGTTTTCTCCTGCTTTTTTTAATCTTTCGTCTGTATATTTTGTTAATCCTTTACTCCAAATTGGATAATTTTTCTTACCTTTTAGATTGGTAGTATCTTTAACCTTCCAATGCTTTCCTGTGTTTGCTAATCTAATATTTGTAGTGTCTTTTACTTTCCAGTGTTTTCCTTTATTTCCTTTATTATTTAATTTTTGTTTTAACCGATATTCAGGGGTTTGCCATAATTTTTTTGTGTTTTTTCTTAATAATTCAGTAGTGTTTCTAAAATTAAAATTTATTTTTTTAAATCTATATAAAACAGTAGAAGCCGGAATATTAAAAATTTTGGCTATTTCATTTGACGAGTTTCCTTCTAAATATAATTTTTTTAATATTTCACTATCTATATCTTTTCTTACATTCATATTTTAAAATGTAGGTTGCCGTCGAGCAAGTTCTTTTTGATATAATTCTCTAAGATACTTGAGTTGCATATCGTTATATTTTTTAATTTTAATTCCGGCCTTTATTTTTCGTGAAAACTTTTTAAGTTCTTTTTCGTCTTTTGCGTTTAGCAATGCGTTAATTTCTTTTACAATAGCTTCAAACGCAGGCATCCCTGGCATCAAGTTTGGTTCTTTTTCTTTTGTAAATGCTTCTGCCTCATCTTCACAATAAATTGATGAATAAAGGTCTAAATGCTCCAATATAGCAATCATATGTGCCCTCTTTTCGCTCATCTTCCTCAAATAATCGCGACCCCTATATGGACAATTTAATCTATTGGCTTCGCCCGTTGCCGTCATTTTTCTTTCGCCGTGAATACATTCGTCTGGATTTTCTTTACTTGCTTTTGCTTTACATGTTATTGTGGCTCTAACAACATATTCTAAATCATTTCTATAATCTGGAATTATTTTATCAGATTCTTCTATTTCAAAATTTTTGGAGATTCCCGCTAAATTTGCAATATGTTTTAATGCTTTGTATGAAATGATATGTTTATCTTTTTTGGGAGAGAGCCAGCAATCTTCCTTGTCTACGACATCTCGAACATTTACAACCTTTCCATTTTTATCGAGGAAGGTCGCTGTGATTAATTCTTCAGTTTTTTCTTTTTTTGCCATATTTTTAATAATCATATTCACTAACTTCTGGCGGATTTAACAAAATGTATTTATCTTCGCAATTTCCAATTTTATTTTCTACTATTTTTAAATATATTTCTTTTCCTTCGTTTTGGGTTACTATTTGAACAACAACATCAGCTTCTTCTTTTTTTACATTTTCTGAATCTTGTATTGCATAAATTTTATAGTTCATATTATTTTAAAAATAGGCAGGTGGTCAAGGACAAGATACCCTCACATCCTTTTGCTTTTCTTACCTATTTTTTTATTCTTCAAATTCGTATTCAAAATTTAAAACCACATCTCTATCAAACATATTAAGCATAATATCCCCAATATCTTCAATAGAGTCATAAGTGCCGACTTTCATAACTCTTCCTTCTCCTTTTTCTGCGATAGCGTAGAGGGCTATTTTTGGTTCGTTGTTAGTTTCTCCACATTTTTCATCACTGTCGTTTAAAACAATATCACGATTGCCGCCAAATCTATTTTTAATTACTTTCAATATTTTATAATCCCCTTCTTCTACTACTTCAATAGCAACATCTGCTTGCTGCATTTTTTCATTATCTATTTCGTCTTTATCGTCTTTTATATAAATATTCATATTTTTATTTATTATTTTTATTTCTCCTCCCCATTGTAAATTATCCCAATTATCTATCCATTTATTCTCATATTTATTATCTATGTTTTCTACTTTAAGCCCTGACTTATCCAAATATATTTTTATTACTTTTCCTTTTTTAAATACAGATCCATCACTATTATAAGATTCAATAACATCACCAATTTTAGCTATTTTTACATATTCCATTAATTTCATATTTTTTATGTTTATATATGTTATATAGCATACTTTAAAAAATAAATCAACATTAGTTTATAAAACATTTAATATGTTTTTCTTTCCCAACTAACAAAACCTGGTTTCTTTTCAAAAATTAAGAAGAAATACCTACCAAACCAGCGACGATCAGCAACGATATGTAACTTTGTAAGATAAAATCCTTTTTCTTTTAATTTTTCAAGACGAACAGGGGTTAAAAAATTAATAATCTTATGATTTATTAAAAACGCCATTCCTTTTGTGGATATATTACTAGAATGTTCAATCCATTGTGGAATTAAATTAGGATGTCTTCCTTTTTCATTTATTTCATTTCCTGCGAAAGGAGGATTTCCTATTGTCCACTGAATATTTTCATTCCAGTCATTTAAAAAATCACATCCATCTTCTATTTCACATTCTAAACATTTAACTGGGCAATTTTTTTGCCAAACTTTATTTTTGCCACTGCCAGCATCTAGTGCAACATCTCCTTCTTCAAATGGTATCAATTTTAATAAATCTTTTACCATCTCTTCATTTGTGTAATGAAAAGTTATATCGTGTTGTTTTGGGTTCATATGAATTTTTCTAAATATTTAATTTTATCAGGTTCAGTCGCCAATTTTTCTAAATGCTCTTCCCAATTTCTATAATCAATTATAGCAGCCATATCCCCCTTTATATAACGAATATCTTCGCACCAAAAACATTTAGCAAATTCTTTATTAAAAAGTAAATCATTAACAGAAAAAAATCGTTTTATTCCGCAACAGTCCGGCTCGCAATCAACATCTTCTCCTTCAATGGAATGAGTCGCCCAATCTGAAATAATACAAATTTCTTTTTCTGGTTCTTTTATTGGGTCAACTGGAATATCGTTTAAGTCGGTAAGATAAACATTTATTTCAATTTTAGGATTGCCCGCCAACCCTAAAAAGTTATTATCTATTGCTTTTTTTATAGCAATTTTTAATATTTTTTCATTTTCCATAAGTTTAATATTTTTTTAAAAAATGATATTTTTGGTATTTTACATTCTATATTATAACGATTACACCAACCATTTATATTATATAGACAATTTTCTTTTTTTACAATATCACATTTATTATTCATAAGATAATATAATATTTTTATTATAATCTTTCTTAAAATAAACACAACCCAACTGAAACCCAAATTGAGGAAACTCTTTTGGTGTGTCTAATAAAAATATCTCTTTTATTCCAAATCCTGAATTTTTCATATCTCTTAATCTTGCTTTATACCATATTGCATTTATTAATTGCAAAAAAACAACATTATCAGCAACCTCAAAAGATTTATTCATAAAGGCACGATATTGAGAATAAGGCGGATTTGTAATAACCCAATCCCACTTTCCTGTTATTTTTAAAAAATCTTTTCCTTTATCTATTTCCGCCCAATCCGCTTTCATTACCTTCAAAAAATTACCAGTTCCACAACATGGCTCTAATATTTTACCAAAAGGATTAAAATGTTTTACAATTTTTTCAGCAACATAAACAGGAGTCATTATTTTATCGTTTCCATTTTTTTGCGCTATCGGTCTTCCTTTTTTAATTTTCCCATTTTGCCCATTGTTCATATAATTTTTTTTGAACTTTATTTATATTTTTAGTATTTTTAACTATTTGCTGTTTTCTGGTAGGAATAAAACAAGTTGAATTAGGGTTGCTAAATGGGCAAGATAACTTATCTCCTACTCTAACATTTGTTACGTTCGTTTCGGGGCAAGCGGACATCATATAACCACGGCAACCAATTTTATCTTTAATTATAGGTAATTCTTTTTCAAGAAGGAAGTATAGTTGGCTTGCCAAACAACGAAGTTCGGGACTGGCACGAACGCACAAACGGAGAGATAAAAAGTTAATTAAAGATCTAAGATTCATTGTAACGTGATATTTGGCCGTTGCGCTGGCAAATGGTAAAATATATCTGGCAATCTCACGAGGAATTTTATTATTTATCAGAGTTTCATAAGCTTTAAAAGATTCTTCAATGCCTTTCATAAAAATATCTTTAGCTTCTTTGTCTTTTAATAAATGAAACGGCACGATTATTTCATAAACTTCATCGGTTGTTGCTTTCATATAACGAGTCGAACGACCTGAGTGGGACGCTTGGCGGTGCTCTAAAAATTCGCAACCATTTCCTTTGCTAAGTAAAATATCAAATTTCAAGATAAGATGCTCAATTGCACTGTGGTAATCGTTTTCTAAAATCATATTAAAGCAATCAATATCTTTTACAGTCGGAGGAACCCCGCTTAGTCGTGCGGACTCAACAACCTCTTTCCAACTTTCTGTGCCACCCACGATTTTAAAATTACTAATTGTCGGTTTTACTTCTTTTATTATCATATAAATTTATAATATTCTACTTTAACAGTTTTTAAATCTTTTTCAGACCAATCCTCATTAAAATCTTTTAAATATTTTAATAAATCTTTACGCATAGCAACCGCCTTCAAACGCTTATTAGACCCATTATATTCTTTTATCCAACAAGGATTCCAATATTTATCCTTTTCCATTTTGACGATGTTTAAATAAAACGGCTCACCTAATGTTTCTAAAACTAACTTATTTAATGGTGATTTTTTTATAATTTTTTTCATAGAGTTTAACATATTTCACTTTCAGGAAATAAATTATCATTTGATGATTTATTCTCTTCGTTCATATGTTTTATATATTTTTCTTCTACCCAAATACGCTCGCCGTCAAACAAATAAACTAAATATTTTGGATTCGGACTATTAACATCATCAACTTCTCTAATAACTCCTCTTAAATTAACATAAAAATCATTATTAACCACAACGCCATCTTTATATTTAAATTTCATATATTTTATAATTCATCATCTTCTTTAATTTTTACGATTGGTTTAAAACCATCTTTTTTAATTTCATTTTTAGATTCTTTTTTTGTTTTTTTTATATTTTCAAATTTAGAAGTGTCCGTTGCGACTATTTTTTGTGTATCAACTCTTTCGTAAAATCGCCCGCTTTCTTTTTCAAAAATTATTCTCGTGTCAATCCCTCCTTCGCCCATTCTATTCTTTTCAATCGTAAGATACATATTATCTTCCTGAAAATTATCTTTTTTATTATTCCAAACAACCAAATAAATATCGGCTTGCTGATAAATCTCCGATGAATTTTTTGCATCATACATAGAAATTCGCGGACTTTTACCTTGCGGTTTTCTGACGTGTGCAATTAAAAGAACTGGTATTTTTTTATCAACCGCCAAGTTTTTCAAAGACGTAATCGCCTGCCCGATGTTGTGAACAACATCTCTATTATCAACTACAATTTTTTGTAAATTATCAACAGCAATAAAATCTACTCCATAAGAATCAATAGTCGCTTCTGATAATTCTATAAGTTTCTTTATATTCATATCAGACTGCGGGCCGGAATAAAAATATAAAGGATATGAAGAAAATTGTTTTTTTATTTGATTCCATTTTTCAGGGTCTTCGCGCAATCTATCCATACTAAGACCTGTTTCAATGCACATCATTCTTAAAATATAAAACATTAATTTTCCTTCAAGAAAAAAACACATACATTTTTTTCCATTTTTTAAAAAATCGTTAAGTATGTTTAAGCAAATTGTTGACTTTCCCACGCCTGACGTGCCAGATAAAATAATAAAATCTTCTTCCTTAAATCCATTTAAATAGCTATTAACTTTTGTAAAAGGAATCGGCATACCAGTAATCGAGCCGTCGTCGTCAAACCAAGCGTCCAAATCATTTACATAATCAGAAATACTGGAAATAGTACCAGGCTCCATTTTGTCGGCGGACAACAATAAATTAGTAAAATCTTTACTTCCTGGTTTATGAGTTTGCAAAAGATAATCATTAACATCCTTAACTGGCAATGTTACATATTTACATCGCAAAACTCCTAATTTTTCCGCCACTCTCTTCGCTCCCTTCCGACCTACGAGATCATTATCCAAACAAATATAAATTTCTTTAAATCCTTTAAAAAATTCTATCCAATGAATTGGAAAAGAAAGCCCGCCGAGCGTAATTCCGACTACGTTCCTAACGCCCATTTCGTACGCTGCGATACAATCAGTTTCCCCTTCCGTTATCACTATGGCTCTTTTTTTTCTATCAATGCCGTCCATATTAAACAATAAACTCGGTTGCCCCGCCACGCTTCTGAAATCTTTATCAATAAAATTCTTAAATCTTAAATTCCAAACCACGCCGTCTTTAATCTGGGGAAATATAACAAAATTTTTATCAGCTCCCAATCTAAACTTTTTAATGGTTTCAATAGAAAATCCTCTGGTTTTAGTTAAATATTCAAAAGCTGGTTTGTTAAAAGTAGGGTCGTTTTCGTCTAATTGTTTTTCATATCCTTCCAAAAAACTTTTATCAATTTCTTGCTTGCCCGCAAAAATGTCATTTGTTGCTACAACATCATCTAATTTTCCTATTTGTGCTTTAAACTTAAAAAAGCTTTTATGAGCCGCCCCACATTTTTTACAATCATGTGCTCCTGTTTCCTTGTTCATATAAAAATGCCAAGTATCGTTTCCGCAATATACACATTCTTTTAAATTAAAATGATCCCCAGCGACCTCTCGGTATTCTATTTCTAAAGAATCAAGAAATTCTTTTATATTTAAAGTATCGGACATTTTTTATATATTTTTTAATCTTTCTTCTGATATTTTACAATAATTCTCATCTTTTTCAATACCTATATAATTACGTTTCTCATTTTTAGCAGCCACAAGAAAACTACCACTCCCAGCGAAACAATCCAATATTATATCATTTTTATCAGTGTATGTTTTTATTAAGTATTGACCAATTTCAACAGGTTTTTGTGTTGGATGAACCGAAACAGAAGGATGTGGTTTTTTAAAATTTAAAATAGAAGAAGGATATTTTTTAGTTTCCCCAGCACGTTTGTCTTCTGTTATTTCAAATTTTCCATAATTTTGATTTTTAATTTCTTTGTTTTTATAAGATTTTCCTTTTGAATGTAATGGTTCGCCAATTGAAAATTGAGGATTATATTTTGGGTTACCAAAAATAAGTATTATTTCGTGTTGTCTTAATGGCATCCTTTTAGCATTTAAAAAACCAGTTTTTAATTCTTTATTCCAAATTAAATCATATCTATAAAATTTTTTATATTTTGTTATTAATTCCGAAGTATAAGGATTTTGAGAAAATAAAATAACAGATTTTCCAACTCTAAACAATTCATCCAAATTAACTTTTATATCTTTTTTGTTTGTTGTTAACCCATATGGCGGGTCTGTTAAAATTAAATCAATACTATTATCATCAAACGTTCTTAAAACATCAATACAGTCGCCTTTTATTAAAGTATTAAGTGGTAAATCCATATTTTTAAAAATTGATATTTTTCAGTTTAAAATTTGATGATAAAATCTGGCTAAAATTGGCGTTTTAAGCCACGATAATTTCAAAGTGGCACTATTTCACATCGGAGGTTAAAAATTTAATCCTGGGGCAAAAAGTAGATTTTGGGGCTATTTTTTAAGCTTAAATTTTAGCAACTTTTTCGATTTCACGATTCCGACACTCCCCAAAATGGCTATTTTTGAAAAATCTTATATTTTGGCACTTTTTTCATCACTATAACTGAATAATTTCATATTTTCTTTAAGTCTGTCTATCTTCCAGTTACCAATCAATAGATTGTCCATCCATACCGTTTGAAACCCAACCTTTTTTCTTTTTTTCTTAGTAACCGGTTCTATAGTATCTGTATATTCCTCTTCATAATATTTTTCATTTATTTTTGCCGAATATTTTATTTTAATTCCTTTTTTATTTTTAGTTCTTTTTTTAGTGTTTTTTCTAAAACAATCAATTATATCGAATGGTGTGTTTAACTTCATTACTTCATTTAATTCGTGATGTTTTGCGTCAAGCTCTTTTTCTGTAAAAATTTCAGGTATTTCAATGCTTAATTCAACATTATGGTCGTCTACGTCTATGGTATATTTTAAATAATTCATATTTTTTAAAACTATTTTTCTTTTGTTTTTCTTATTATTTTTTCGTTAGAAAGTTCGTATAACCAATCTAATATTTTTTCAACAGGACTGCCCGACCAATCTTCTTTATCAACAAAATTATAAAAGTTCTTTTTTATTACTGGTTTAGATAATTTCTTATGTTTAACTATTTGTGAAAAAACTACTAACGACGACCACTTAGGATTAAGATTTAAAACTTGCCGAAATTTTTCTTCATTAAAAACTCTTTCTTCAACTTGATTTTGTTCCATATTATTTATAAACTATTAATTTAGCTTTTTTGATAGTATAATATTTTTTACAATTTTCGCCACCAGTTGCTATTAGCTTTCTAGCTTCTAGTCGCGAATCAAAAATATGAATAAAGTCGTCTTTTTTCTCTTTGCTGACTACTGCCCATTTGTCTATTGTTTTAAATATTTTCATATTTTTTGATTATATAGCTTATATAACATATTTTAATGTTTTTGTATATATGATAATATAGAACATTATGTTATTACTCTAATCCGGCAATTCTTTTTTTAGCAATCTCAACATATTGTGGTTCTTTTTCTATTCCAATCCAATTAAATTCTTCAATTTTAGCGGCAATCGCCGTGCTACCACTTCCAAGAAAAGGGTCTAAAATAATTCCATTTTTTGGAGTAATTAATTTACATAAATACCTCATTAAAGAAATCGGTTTTACAGTTGGATGGTTGTTACCTGTTGCTTCTTCCCATTTTGGAGTTTCACATTTACATGTATAGTCATCACTAAAACTTTGTTTTCTTTGCCATTTTCCACAAGTTAAACATTTTCGATTATATGTGTTACTCCCTGTGCTATTTTCAAATCCGATGTTCCTTTCCTTCGTTGAAGTTTTCGCACAATAAAAAAATCTACTTGCCGAACCTTCGCTTGCGGGAACATCGTCAAAATTTTTAGATTTATATTTTCCGTAAATTCCATGATTAAACATTTCTCCTTGCTCGTTTCCAATATTATGTTTTGAACTTCTTGCCCCGCTTTTTGTGTTAGGAAACAAACTATTAACTTCATCACTTCCATCTAAAATTAAATTTGAAGGAAATCTTCCTTTTAAATTTCCTCCTATTGTACTTTTAGTTTTACTTTTATTAAAAGAATTTCTACCATACATTCCATTGTCTGATTTTATTTCAGTTTTCCCTTGCTCTAATTGTGGAATTGGCGGATTTTCTGGAGTATAAGAAATACGGCAACCATCAATATTGATTCCCCCTACTCCCCATTTTAAAATATTTTCAGTAATTGTTTTTTCAGAAATTGGTTTTCTGCATAGCCACCAACATTCTACTGCTGGTTTTAAACAAGTACCCCATCCTTCCCAACCATTAGTTATTTCTTCTTTTCTATTATCATTTTCAATTTCAGAACTAAACATTCTTCCTTTACGGTAATCTTTTTGACCAGTTGGTTTATATTCTTCTCCCATTCTTGATTTACGAAGATTTCTTGGAGAACTTCCTCCTGTTTTTTCAAACGCATTTACTGCTTTTCCGACATTTAAACTTTTTGGGAATCCTTGAGCAAATACATGATAAACACAATCCCTAATTTCAAATCCTGCTCTTTCTATTCCCATTGCTGTATGATGAGAAGTTCTTGGCAATGCCCAAACCAGAATATGCCCGCCAGGTTTTAATACTCGTTTAACTTCTGAAAAAACTTCAAATATAAATTCCTGAAAATTATTTAAATTTCCTTTATCATCCCATTTTTTAGACATGAAAGAAATTCCGGCGGGCGGATCGCTAACACAAGAATCAACTGAATTATCAGGAAATGTTTTTAAAACTTCCAAACATTCTCCTTCGTAAATTTTATTTATTTCCATATTTTTTATATTTTATTCTGGGCAAGGAACTAAGTATAAATCTTCTTTCTTCGTTATTTTCCCTGTTGGTTTTTTAAAATCAGATTTAAATTCTTCAAAATTTATTGGTTTAGGGGATTTTCCTTTACTCTCTTTCAAGTATTTCTCATGGTTGGCTAATTTTTCTTTATATGCTTTTAGTTCTTCAGGCGAAACTTCGTCTTCCGTTGCGTTGCCATAAGTATATTTTTGTCCTGTTTCTTCGTCATACGCAAGATATTTTTCGTGATAATCTCGTTCTGAAAGATTTTCATCTGGTGTTTTTAAATTAAACAGCTTGCCGTTTTTTTCTATAAACGCTTCTAAATCACCAAGTTTATTTGCTAAAGCGGACGGTTTGGTTATACGAGGTGAATATTTTTCTTGATTGGTTACTGGTATCTTGTTTTTTATCAAATCAATCAGGTATCCTTTTTTATTGTTTTTAAGCAAATCAATTATAGAATCCCTTTCGACTTTTCTTTTGTAAAAATTATTAACCATTGAGTTTATTGGCCGGAACGCTTCAATAATATCTGCTATATCTTCGTCTATAGGATTTTTATAATTTCTAACAACTACCTTTTTAAGTTCAAATGATATTATTTCATCGTCTTCAATAATTGGCACAAATCCTTTTTTTTCTAATTCCGAAACATCAAAATCATCATTTAATGTTAAAGTTCCTATTTCTTCTCCGTTGTATGTTAAATTTATGTTATTCATTTTTTTTATTTATATGTTCGTTAATTGTTTTATTTATCTCTTGCAAAAGATATTCCCATTTATCAGCTTCGACTAACCAAGTTCTTTTGTCTGATAAATGAAATGCTTTATATGATAAAAACAAATATTCAATATCAAAATACAACTCATCATCAAAAACATTCTTTATAAATATCGCAACATACTCCATCTCAAATATTTTAACATTTTTAATAAACGCACTACATTAATTTTTCATATTTTTGTTATTATATATTAGAACACTATTTTTTAATTCTGTCAAGCTCCGCAACTATTTGTCGGTAAAGCCCAGCTTTACCTTAAATACTGTTGAGAAAAAATTATATGTGTGTATTTATATTTGGCGGCATTTCTGAATTTTGTATTCTGCCGCCAGTTGTATTTAATCACTGAAGTTGATTTTTATCAAGATGCTACTATCAGTGCATTTTTTGTCAAAAAAATGCTTATATGTTTTATTTATATATAATTCTATTATATTATATATAAGCGTCCTTTTATGGACAGTGAACGGACATTTAAGGACAGTGAACGTCCTTTTGTGGACGAGTGAACGGACATTTAAGGACATTTTTAACCTCTATTTTCATATACTTTTAAAACCCCACTTTCGTTAAATATTTTCATATATTTATAAATTGAACTTCTTGTTAATTCAAATTTTGATAACTGAGAATCATTTTCAATCAAATCGGAAACCCTGATAAAAATGTCTTGTTCGTCTTTTTTATATGATAATTTAAACAAGATTCTCCATAAAATTATCATCATAAACAAACTAGGCTTTTTTATTTCACTTTCAGTTTGGCAAAATTCTCGTAAATATTTGAATGTTTCAGGAAAAGTTCCATAAGAGGAAATAATATCTTTATTACCAATAAACAAGCTATCAGATTCTTTGATTTTAAAACTGTTTTCAAATAGTTTTGGTCGCACTTCTTCACCTAGATTAGGAAAAGATATGTATAAACAAGATTCGTAAGTGTTTTTTTCTTTGTTTCTTTTCGTATGCGGTTGCTTTACAATAATGCCTTTTTTAGTTAAATCTGCTATTATTCTTCTTATTGTTCGTTGTTCAATCGGGCAAATTCCAAATGTTTTATCTAAATCACGCTCAAACATTTCATAAGACCTGCAAATAAAAAAATAATCTTTGCCATTTATATATTTTAATTCGTTTTTAGGCACAATATATCCTTCATAATTGTTTTTTTCAATATAATTGTTTATTTTTTCATCTATTCCAATTCTAATGCAATTAAGGACTGCTTCTTTGTTAATTGCGTGAATTATATTATGCTCTTTTGAAAAACTTAATATATTTTTAAAATTGAAACGAGTAACGAAATTTGAATCTTTTGGAGGACTTTCTTTTACTGTCATTTATTTACTAATCGTATTTCTTTTCAATAAAAAAAGCACATAGTTCGTCGTAGAAATTTGTTGCTAACGGAGTCTGCGTTCTCCTTCTACGAATTGCTTCGTAAAAAACAAATTTCTACAACTAACTGTGAGCTCTTTCCACGCAGAAAAGTTAGCTAATTAGTTGTTATATACTATTAATTATACAAATTATTTCAAAGGTAGTAAAATATTAATTACATACAGTTGCCCCGCTTTCGATGAACTCCTAAGAGTTCTAATTAATTTGAAATTTTGAAATTCGGGGCAGATGTTTGTAATCAAAAACTTGCATATATTTATATTATAAAGATATTTTTAATAGTTGTAAAATTGTTAAATGTTACTTTTTTAAATGTTAAATAATTATTTTCAGATTGCCCGATTTTAGCTTAAAAAACGGCTAAAATGATAAATAATACTTTCAGGCGATGATAAATAACTACCTAAAATCTTTATATTTTATCTTAGTTATAATTCTATCTCCTTTTCTTGTAAACAACTCTGTTAAAGGTCTGGCGACAATTCCTTCAGCAATGAAATCACCCCATTGACTTTTAAATCCTTTCTTAGTCATTTCAATGGCTTCTGCTAATGTACCACGCCCGATAACAGGAGCTGATTTAATTCCTAATTTTTGAGCAACATCATCAATATTGTGTTTTTCTAAATAAATATCATTTATCAACACATCAAAAAGAATAAAATCAACGCCAGTTGGGTTATATCTTTCTCCTCCTTTTTGTATTTTTGTGCCACACCCCTCACCATAAAAAACAACTTCTTCGTTTTCTTGTAATTGAAAAACTTTTACTAAATTTTGTATTCCTTCGTAAGATTTAAATAACTCATCAAGTTTATAAACTAAAGATAGTTCTAGTTGTGCTTCGTCCGAACGGCCAGCGTAAACAACCTCTTTACCATTCCATTTAACTCTTATATTTTTTCCATCTATCTTTTCTTGAAACGACCATTGATTGTCTTTTAGATATTTTATTTCAGGAGTAGAATATTCACTTAAAAATTTATGAGTTTTTTCATCTCTTTGAAAAATTGACATTATTTTTCCATATTTCCAGCTAAGTTTTGGCATATTTTTATATTAATAACTACTATATAACATATTTTACAAACAAAGTAAACATATTAATATAAAACAAAAAGACACTTTTCACAGAAAAAGTGCCTTAAAGATTTTCGCTCAAATTGAGCTATTAAATTTTAGGCATTATGCTAACTGATTGCTCTCAAACATCTTAACAAACTTGATTACATTGTTCGCCTTAACATAATACCTCGTTCCTTGCGAATCCCTGCCAGATCCCTTGATAATTGGTTTAATTACTTTACTATAATCCTTCATATATTTCAGGATTGTTTGGTAACTGCCTACCCAATAAATCATTTTTCGGTTATACACCTCTCTGGCTGACATTAACTCGTTCTCCATATTGTTAGGAAGTGTTTATATCGCACTTTCCTTATTTATTTTTCACCCCCCTATACTGGCGTTTTCGACATACACCAGAAAGGGGGTAGAAATTATTTTTTATGTTTTCTTGATTTTCTTGACCAATATTTATAAGGCATCCTTTTATTATAAGTATTCCAATACCGCCACTCTTTCGTATCTTTATTTAACTCTCTATTTTTTTCTAAGGTTGCCCGCCATTTTTCAATATATTTTTTCCATTTTTCAGATTTCTTATCTTTCCTCCAATCACTCCAATGCGGAGCTTTCCAAGGCTTTCTATGTTCTCCTTTACATTTCTTTCCCATTATAACTCCTAAATGTTTTCCGCAAAGCGGGCAAACTTTTGTGGTAGCTTTAGTCATCGTCTTGTTCTATATTATCATAATGTATAAACTATGTCAAATTCAACTATATTGTTCTATATAGGTATATTATCATATATACAAAAGTTGTCAAGTTATTTTAACAACTTATTAATTTCCGCCTTAGATATTCTAACTTTACTTAATCTTTCAGAATCTCCTAAAATAGCGTCTGATAGTTTCTCCTTTTTCTGGAGAACTTTGACGATATACTCATCAACACTATCTTTAACTATCATCTGATAAATAGTTACGTTTTTAGTTTGTCCGTGCCGGTGCGCCCTATCCTCTCGTTGAATCTTCTTAGCCAATGACCATGGAAGATCCGCGTGAATCACATAATTAGCCCGATAAAGATTTACACCAAAACTTAAAGCGTCGCTGGAAACAATTATTTTATGTTCCGAATCTTCCATAAACATATCCATTCTTTTTTTCCTATCTTCTAACGAAGTGTCGCCAGTTACTAATAATGGATTATATTCTTTCAATTCTCTATTTAAAATTTCGGCGTATTTACTAAATTGAGTAAAGATAATAACTTTAGAATCATCTTGTAAAATATCTTGTAACAATTCTTTAATAGTTTCTGTTTTAGAAGATATTTTTAAATCGCTGACTAATTCAAGACTATCACATACTTGTTTTAATCGCACCAGCTTTACAAGAGCATCGTTAATATATTTAGTATCAATCGTTAATTCCTTTAATTCGCTCAAAATGTTTTCCTGAACATTTTTATAAATTTCTTTTTCTTTGTCGGTAAAAGTTATAATTATATCCTCGTAGAGTTTCGGCGGGAGTTGGTCGAGAATTTCTTCTTTTTTATATCTAATCATATACTCATACATAAAATCTTTTAATTCTCCAAGATTTTTGTAGCCCGAAATTACATTTACACTTCTTGCTTTAATTGTTTTTCCATCTTTTCCAATTTTTTCTTTTAAATTTATTTTTTGTTTAACGCAATATTTATTAATATATTGCCAATAATTTCCCAATTTTCCAGGACAACAGAAATCCATCATTGACCAAAGACCAATTATGTCGTTGGAAATAGGGGTACCTGTTAATGCAAATTTATAAGTAGCCGAAAGCTCTTTAATGTTTTTAGTCTGTTTAGCTTTTTGGTTGTTCAGACGGGTGCTTTCATCCGCCAAAATTGTGCAAAATGTAAAAATTTTTAACATCAATAAATCAGGAATTAATAATTCATAATTTATTACGAGATAAAAAGCATTTTCTTCTTTTAACGCTTTTTCGTAAATCTCATCTCTTTTTTTCTTAGTTCCATCAACTACATATACTATAGCATTTGGCAACCATTTTTTAATTTCAGATTCCCATTGCCACTTGAGGCTCGCTGGGCAAACGATTAAATTATTTTTAGTTTGATTTATAACAGTAAACGCAAGTGAAGTAACACTCTTACCACATCCAGGCTCCAAACCGAGTATAGAATTTTTTGTTACGCACATAAATCCGCAAGATTGTTTTTGAAATTCAAAAAGTGGTAACCCCGATTTATCAAACAACGCTTTCTCACATTCTTTAAAATTTCCCGCCAGTATTCTATCAATCTTTTTTCTTTTCAAATTAACTTTTTCTTTTTCTTCAGCTATTCTCGTATCAACTATAAAACCAAACTTAGTTAAAGTTTCTACTATCTTATTAGTTTCACTTTTCGGGGCAGTCCACCATTTATGACTCTTATTCCAAGCACATCCTAATTGTTTTACAATAGTAATAATTATAGGATTATATTCAAAACTGATTATTAAATTTTTATCGTCCTGAGTTATATACATATTATCTGAAAAAATGAACAAACACTATTTTGTCTTCTTCAAAACTTCCTTTAATATCTCTCCAAACATTTTCAAATTCTTCAGGAGAGTCTGCACCTTCTTGTTTCCATAGATAGTCTCTAACTATTTTTAAAGGCAATTCTAAAATCAACCAAACAGAATCGTCTAAATGTTTAGATTCTCGACTTGTACAAATCTTTCTTCCTTGTTTTATTCTTTCTTGAGACCAATAATTAAATTTTAATTTATTATTCATATTATTTATTAAGTTCAATATCTACAAAAGTTGGGGATTCGTAAAAATCGCCAATTCCATCATAACCCCAATCTTTTTTTAAAATTATTTTTCCTTCTGCTTTATATTTCTCATGCAATCCTTTTTCTAATATTTCCATTGCCTCTTGCCACGATATTCTAATAAATGGTTTAATTTTTTCCATAATTTTAGTTATAATAATAATTATCAACCTCTTCTTCATTTTGTTCTTGGTGACCGCCATCGTTCAAATCACAATTTTCTTCGTGTTCTTTTAATTTTTCACTATCAATAATTGAATGACACCATTTACATCTTTTTTTATTTTTTTCCATATTTTTATTTTACTACCCTCGTTTTAATCTTTATACTAAAAGATATGAACGAAGATAAAGAATTTTCAAGAATTAACAATCCTAAAAGGAATGTTAGAAAAGTTATTGTTTGGAACGAAGATAAGGAAGAATATATTCGTATTTATTACGAGTATTTTGCCTTAAAGTGGCGGTTTTGCGATATTGAAAAACATCACAATTGCACACAAAATAAAATTGAATCTGCAATTAAATGGGTTATTCAAAATCGTATTAGAATCCCCGCCGATTGGGTTGTCAAAGGTTCTATCGACGCTATCAATGATAGAGTTGAGAAAACCCGCAAGATGCTTGACGCTGAAATTGGTAAAAATAAACGCTATCGTGATAACGCTTTTATCATAGCTTTAAATAAAGAAATCCGTGAAGATGAAAAAACTATTTTCAATCTTCAAAAGATTTATAGCGACCCTGAAGGAAATAAAGAAGAAAATCTTACCCCTTCCCAAGTTCTTGCTTTGATAAAAGAGAACAAATCCAGTTCGCCCGCCGAATAATACTTATAAATATATACTAGCATAAAACATTCAAGATGTAAAGCCCTTACGTCTTGTTTTATATACTATGTGGACAGCCGAAGAAATACAACATATTAGTCGTTCTGCTTCAGATTTTGTTTACTTTACGAACAACATATTTTCTAAAAGCACTAAAACATTTATAGGTGGAAACTTTATAGATGATACTTGTCGTTTTTTGAGTCAAAATAAAAATACAATAATGGTTAGCGGTCGTGGGCATGCAAAATCATTTTTATTTTATTCGTACTTTATGTATCGACTAATGTTTGACGGAGCTTCGGAAAATATGGAAAATCATTATTTTTCTTTTAATGAGAATTTGGCGGGCTACCACATTGGAAAGATTAAAACTTGCATAAAAGAAAATCCATATTTTAGAGATATAATAGACGCAAAACCAACGGCTGAAAATGTTGCTAAATATTCTTGGGATGGAAAACATTTTTTTACAATATTTCCGCACGGACTCACCAGCTTTTCTAGAGGCACTCACACTTCTGGAATTATAGCGGTAGATGATCCATTTCAAGACCCTGATAATGAATTAAATCTTGCCACCATTTTTAAAATCAATGATGTGATGAGGTCTAATATAATGAGTATGCCCGTTGGAGAAGGAGCAATCAAAATCGTGGGCACGGCACAGAGTAGCGAAGATTTTTTCTTTGATCCAGTGTTTACAAAAAGATTTTCAGTTAAAATTTTACCAGCTAGATTTAAAGATGAAAACGGTATTGATAAAGCACTGTGGCCGGAATGGATGTCTTTGGAAGAATTAAATTTAAAAGAAGAAGAATTAACTCCTCGTGTGTTTAGTCGTGAGTATCTTTGCACACCAGTAATGTCGACAAAATCATTTTTTGATAGAGATTATTTTATAAAAAAATGTGTTGATGAAAATTTAATTTTGTTTTCTCCTTATAAATTCAGACCGACTTCAAATCTTGTAGTCGGTGCTTGGGATCTTGGAAAAAAACAACACCCTGCTCATTTTGTAGTATTCGAGCAGCAAGGAGATAGAATAGTAATGTTGCACCATAAATTTATGGACGGATGGGATTATACAAATGGGAAAAAATTTGATATGAAAAAACCAAGTCAACTCGAATATATAAAAATGTGTATTGATAATTTTAATATCAAAACCGTTCATTACGACAATACAAGAGGTGAATTAATTGCACTTGACGAGCAAGGTCTGTTATCAAGAGAATTTGTTCCTGTTATTTTTAATAATAAAACTAAGTTATCAATGGCGACGGCGGCTTCTAAGACAGTTGACAGAAAACAATTAGTCATACCTAATGATAATAGATATATAAATCAAATTTGTTGTGTTAATTCTGAATTGCAAGCAATGGAAACAAAAGAAGGGCACGGAGAGGCGTTTGTAACTTTAAGTCTTGCATTAATGGGAGTTCCAGAAATAGTCGCCAGTCAAGACCCTGAAATGGGCGTTAAAACAAGAAAAATGATAAAAACAGGAATACCAAGTATATTTTCTTCAGATAAAATACCAGATGGATTTTAAAAAGCCTCAATTAAGAGGCTTTTATTTTACTCAAACTGTCCTTTAATCGGTTCAACTCCTAATTCTTTATCAATCAACAATGCAATTTCTTTAGTCAATTCTACAACTTTAGTAAATTCAGATTTGTCTATTATTTGCATCATACGGCTGCCGTGTCCAATATCTAAAGCTAAATCTTGCAACTCTTTTGCTTTCTTGCCAATTTCGTGATCTTCCCACTGTTTAGGAATTTCGAGTTCATAAAGATGGTCGCTCGCTCCGTTAAACCACAAATCATACGTTTCTCTTCCTAACGTTTCGTTTTTAGCCGCCATACTATTTTCAAAATGTTTGGCAAAAAGAATTAAATTATAAACAAAACCTTTACCAAATTCAGATGTTTTTTCCATTTTTTTTGTTATTTATTTTCTTAAAATATCCGCCAACTCCTTTTTGACTTCCACAAACTCCTCGTAATACCTGTTTTTCGCCGTTGCGCGTCCCAGTAAAAAGCACAGGGCGCAAAGTATAATTGTTGTTATCATTGTTTTTTATTGATTAAAATTATTTGTTCTAAATCATCTAAATCGTCCCCACACTCATATTTTTCCTTTTGAATAAAAATCCACTCCCGCACCTTTTCCAATTTTCTGGCATAATTTTCGCATTGCGGGCAAAAATTGGTTTTTCCGTTTTTGGTTTCTTTGAACATATTATTTTAATTGTTTAATTGCTTCGTTAACTTCCTCAAAAGAGGAATAATCATCATCGCCATTTCCCGCGAAAATTACATACGCCATCTCCAACCCCTCAATCTTTCCCCGCTTTTCGGCATTGGCGATTAAGCTTTTAATAAATTCATTAAGCTCATCGTTTTCGTGGTTGCCTTTTATGAAAGCACAATCACCTGAAATTAAAGGAGAAAACTAATTCTTTGTTTTTAGTTTTATTATAACAATAAAAACAACAAAAGCCCCTAACCAAGGAGATACGGAAAAAGATATTGTTATTATACCTATTATAATAATAAGTAAAAATAACATAACCAAAAAGTAAGTTAGATTATCACTATTGTTCATAATAATAGTATAACATATCAAATCAATAAAGTAAAATGAAATTCAACCAAGAACAAATATCAAAATTAAAAGAAATTAAAAAAGACCTGATTGAAATAAAAGAAAAAAAATCAGCTATTAAAAATTTTGAAGATTTTATTAAAAAAGGAAAATTACCTGAACTTTTAGTTTCAATCCAAACCTTGGCTCGTTCCATCAATTCCTCCCACCACTCCTCGTTTTGTTGGTTTGTCATTTTGTTTTAGGTTAGAGAGAATTTAATTTAGCAAATTCGCCGAACATTTCTTTGGCTTCTTGATTGTATCTTTTAGCGGCAAGAACCAAATCATCAAAATATCCAAGATCAATTTTTTTTCGGTTTAAAACAATATAAACTTGCCACATTTCTTTTCTTTTATTCCAACTCACTCCCCTAACCCCGCTTGTGTTATTTCTTTGAAGCTTTTTATTTATCAAGTTTTGATGATGCGAGCATACCCTTAAATTTTTTCGCTGATTATCCAGTATATTTCCGTTAATATGGTCAACCTCTTTGCCATCGCCACGAACCAATCCCATTAAAAAGCGGTGCATAAAAACTGCCTGCTGTTTCCCTCCAATAATTACTTTCCTGCGTGGATAACCGTCGCTCCCAACACACCATTTATGCCTATTAATTTCTTCAAAATCTTCATCATCAATCAGCGCAACTTTGTTTTTATTCAGGGGTATCTGTTTCATATTTTTTTATTTCTTGGTCAATTTCGATTAATACTTGTAAAATATCACCAACTTCATTAGTTCCAATACTTTCAACAATATCTCTTGCGCTTGTTAATGCTTCAATCTTGGCTTGGCAGATTTCTTGGCGGATGAAGGATTTGAGTTCTTGCCTAACGCCTCCGGGCATTTGATATTGCCAATCTTCGGCAACTACTGGATATTTTTCGTTAAATTTATCCTCCCACTTCTCTTGGTTATTGGTTGGCATATAATTATTTTTTAGTAGTTCGAAATCCCTCTTTTTCGTAAATTTTAAGACCATTTATTTCACGCTCGCCAGACGCTATTGCTTCTTTAACTTTATCTTCGTCAATCATTAAATACTTACGAGAAACTTTAGATAAATCAACAACTTCAAAAGTCCACGACCTAGTAAAAGAAGTTCGGCCTAAATTCGTTTCAATAACATCGGGCACAGAATTTGTAATTGAAATCAACTCATTGCCCGTTTTTTCAATTAATTCGGCTTCTTTTTTAGCTCTTTTTTCTTCTTCTTTCTGGCGGTATTCTAACATCATTTGTTCAATTCTTTTTTGTGCTTCTTTAAGAGGAACAGTCAATTCTTTAAATTTAGCATTTAACTTAGATAAACTTTCGTTAATCGGCGCAGTGTAAGTTTTACGTTCAGTTTCAAATTCTTCAAGTTTATTTTTGATCTTAATTCTTAATTCGTCTGCTTTAATAAAACTTTTATTATCTTTTATCTCAACAAAATTATCTATTTTAGAGATAACTAATTCAACTGATTTCTTTTGTTTTGTTGTGTTAGGTGTTTTCATTTTTTTTTAATTATTATTTATGTTCTATCCGGCCACTCGTCTTTTGTATATTTGTTTTTCATATTTTTATTTGTTGTGGGAAATATAGGAGTTGCACCTATACGAGATTTCTCTCACAACATTTTAAGTGTTGCATGTCTGCTATTCCATCAATTTCCCATTAGAAAACAAATCACTGTTCTGCCGTCAATCCGATATAACCGCAAAATTCCGAAGGAAGATTTTATTTATATCAGTTGCGAACAGACAAGTTTTTTGTTTTCTTTTCTCTTACAGTTATATACTAGCATATTTTACTATATTTTGCAAGTAGCTGGTCGTTTTCTCGTAAAACAGTCGGAGCGACAAAATCTTTAAATCTTAAATATGTTACAAACAAATCAAACACTTGTTTCTTTTTAGGCGACTTTTCTTTTGCTAAATTTTTCATAAAATTTATTCTATCAGTATTATCCATCAACCCAAATAATAAATCAATTTGATTTTCAACTCGGTTAGCTTGCGCGATTTTTTCATAAACACTTTTATCCGTTCTTTGCTCAAGAGTTTTGATTGTTATTTTTTTTGCTAAATTAAATATTTCCATTTTATTGATATTTTAATGTTTGACGATGCCCGCAAACTTCGCAAACTGCTCCTTTTATTTTTATTGCCCCGCAATCTTTACATCTATAAATTATCATTCCTGACGGCCAGCAAGTTATACCAATATTTTCACAATTATCGCATCGCGGATAATCTCTTTCTACTTCTTTATAGTTGTGAATTAGCAATAAACATTTAATTGATTTTTTCATATTTTTATTTTTTATTATATTCACCATTATATAGCTTTTTATAAAAGAAATATCTTGGTCTTGATAAACTAAAATGTTTAGCTCTTTCTTCGTCTTTCAAAGTAGGATATTTTTTTAATAAATCGTGGATTTCTTTTAGCCGTGGATTTGTGTTTAGGTTGTTTATTAAATCGTCCCGCCATTCGAGCCCCGATTTCTTCAATTCCAACGCTTTAACATACATTCTTAAATTCAATGAATTGGAAAACTGGACAAATGTTTCAATAAAACTAATGATTTCCTTGTCGGCGGCGAATGTTTTGAGATAACTTAAAATTTCTTTATCAGACGGATTGAAATTAACAGTATTGGCTCTTGAAATTAAAGGAGCAATATTTTTATTATCTGAAACATCATTCAATAATACAATTGTTTTACATTGAGTGTTAAATTCGTTTTCCATTCCTTCAAGAAGTTTAGTCGTGCTGGTATATTTAACAGTCTTAGTTTCTTTCGTATCAAACAATGCTTTCAGCAATGCGATATTTGATTTGTTATTCATCAATGCGTCCGTATCATCAAACACGGCAATGAAATCGCTTTCATAAAGATTTCTTTCGTATAATTCCTTATAGAGAGACAAAGGAGTGAGATGCCCGTTAAACATTGCAGGAGCTAAAGGAGTTAAAACTTCTTCGATTAAATTAGTTTTCCCCAGTCCCGCCTTCGACACGATAAACAATAAGTTTATTTTTTTCTTTCCGAAGGCAGTAATGAATTTTTTAAGTTTTTCGTAACTAGTAATTTCTATCATTTTTTTGTATTAGTTCAATTGCTTCATCAAACCAGTTTTTCCATTCTTCAGGTGAAAATTCAATACTGCAAGTTTGCGACCGTCCTGGATGTTTATACCATCTTATTTCTTGTTTTCCTATTTTTAAATTTGGTAACTCTTGTTCTTTTTCTGAATCGCCCCAATAATATGGTCTATAAGAGATGCCTTTTATTTTTGGATTGTCTATTCTGTTCCATTCTTTTTGATTTTTATTCCAATAAACTCTTTCTATTTCATTTAATAAATATTCAATTAAAGCATCGTGAAAATAATCAAGTTCAAATTCCCCGAAATAGTTACTATTTGCACATTCTAATTGTATAATTGGAGTTGTTTTTTTCATTTTATTAATTAGATAAGAATTTACGCAGAATCGGGGCAATGTCGTTATTCCATTGTTCTGTTGATATTTTATATTTATCAGCTAAAACAATGCCTAAATTAACACACACTGATTCATATTTTTCTATATTTTTTTCTAATCTATCAAAAACATTATCAATTTTTTGTGCTTTTTCTAAAACTTCGGCTGGTAGTTTTTTTATTTTGATGTTTTTCATTTTTTGTTTTAATAAAGAAAAATCTGGAAAAAAATAGTCCCTCGTTTCAGTCAACCAATCTTTCTTTCCGCAACAATCGCAAATTCCTTCGTGAACCGTGCTAACATTAAAACATTTTTTCAACGGTTCGCGACCGTATTTTTTTAAACAAGTTAATCTATTAGCTTCTATCCCACATTTTGAGCATACCCAATAAATTTTTTTATCTTTGTTTTTCATATATTACATTTACAACTTTTTATTGTTGCTTTTTTTAATTTTTAAATAAATAGTTTTATACCAATTTTCCCAATACTCTCTAAATTTTTTATCTGTTTTAATATTTTTATAATCAGGAGCAATCCAAGATGAATGATATAATTCTTTAGATTCTCCCATAGTGCAAACACCACACATTCCAGTATCACTATCCCACCATTCAGGATTCCAAATTGGTTGACCGCAACAATCACATTTAGGTATTTTCATATTATTTTTCGTTGAAAGTTGGAAAAATACTTTTTAATTTTTCAAAAAATATTGTATTTTTCTTTTCTTCAATTTCTTTTTTTTCTATTTCTAATTGCTCCCTTTCTTCTGATATTTTTTGTTTTTCAAGTTTTATATCTATCCATATTTTGTTTTTTAAATCACGCAAGTCATCATATAATTTTTTATAATTTATATTATCCATATTATTTTTCATATTTTTATTTTTTTAAAATTTCTAGACCTTTTTCAATAATTTTGGATTTGATTTTTTCCGTTTCCGCCGGATTTGCCCACGCCGCCCACGTCGCCGTCGCC